TGGGTTCCAATTTCGAGAATGCTCCCCGTCGTCTTCTGCGACATCCAGATCAGCCACTGGGCTTCGTAGATCGAGCACCAGGCTCCGGGATCGACGCTGATCTTCCTGGCTTCTGGTGGGAATGGGTGGGAGACGATCATGGTATCGGTGATTGGTGAGACCGGCAGTGAGCCAGGGTTTGTTCCGGGTCAGTGAACCGGCTCAGTTCGCACGGGTTGCACCAACCGAAGAACTGGCACCGCATGAAGTCCACATCGTTGAGTTCTTCGCGAAAGGCATTCCCAATGATCCCTGCGGTGTGTCCGGCATAAAGTAGGGCGTGGCACGCGTAGATGTCGCCGGCGGGGTCGATGCACCTCCAGGCTGCCATGGGGCATGTCACGGTCCTGGGCTCAACGCCGGGCCGGCACGATGGATGATTGAAGGCCACGACATTCTTCAGGTTCGGGTTGGAACTAAATCCCTGGGACCCGCCGCTGATACCGGTTTCGGACAACAACCGTTCGCGTTCCATGGGATTCCAGTCCCCGACCGTATGAACTCCGAGATGGGTTATGCCGGCCTCCTTGATGAGGCGATTGGCGTTGCGGCAGAAGTCTTCGATGTTGGACTGCCCGCCATGGAACGATGCCTGGATGTACACGTTCCTGCCTGGCTTGACCCGCATCAGCGTCTCCATGCTTTTGTTGCTCAGGTTGGTTCCGATGTGGCGCGGGATGTCATCCGAAACCGCGTTGACGATGACGTGAAATCCCGGGTGCAAGGCGGGCTCACCCCCCTGGAACCGGATGCTTCTGGTCTGGAGCTTTGACAGAAACTCTGCCCAGACATCCTCGGACACCGGCTTGCGATTCAGGTGCGGCATCAGCGTCCCGGAATGTTCACCGTACCTGTTCGTGCAATAAGGACAGCTTTGGTTGCAGTGCAACACCGTGAAAATCACCAGGTCTCCGATGATGTTCACGGGAGGTCGAGGTAGGCCAGCACCGTTCCGCTGACATGCTTGATCTCGAAGCCGTTGGCGGACAGCTCTCGGAGATACCGGCTGACACCAATCCAGTGTATGTCCGTGTCCGGTGTCGGTTCGTGGATGTAATCGTGCCAGACGATGGTCATGCGACCGCCCTGGCGATGATGTGCCAGCATGGCAAGTTCAGTGTCGGCTTTGACGGCACGGTAGGAATGATCCCCGTCGATGAACACAAGCCGGATGTTCTTCCCGGTGTAGTCGAAGCTCCTGGAATCCTGTAAGGAGATGAAGACGTTGGTCATTCCCCTGGCAGCAGTAGCGACCATTTCGAGGTCGGGCGTTTCAACGGCCTGTTCCGGATTGACAGGTGCGCCAAGGAAGTCCACGGCGAAAATGATCCGATCCGGATTGTGCATGGCCAGTTCCCTCGTCGTGACCCCGTGATGGCAGCCAATTTCCAGGATGTTGCCCTGCGACTTGGCGGCTTTGTGGCACAGCCATCTGGCTTCCTCCAGCGACACCATGAATCCCGTCCGGTGCAGACGCACATTCTCCGCCATGTCCAGCTCTCCGAACGCCTGGATGAACTTGCCGGCGCATGATTTTTCGTTCTTCAGCTCCGCGTAGGCATCCGAGTCTTTCCGATCCACCTCATGGGATCGTTTTGACTCGGAACCCCGTCGGATCGTGGAACCCCAGTAATGCACAGCAACGCTCTGTCGGCACGAGATGAACTTCATCCCTGCGGCAATGATCTGGTCGATGAACCAGGAGTCGTCGCAGAACATGTCGAACCGCTCATCGAAACGCGGCACTCGTTGCAGTGCTTTCGGGCTGAGCGCCACGAAGGCAAAACCATTCTCGGGGTCAGGCCGGGTTTCGGGTGCGCGAAATCGGCCGCTGAGCATGTTGCCGTAAACGCCGGCGATGCCCTCTCCGATCAATGCCACCATGTGTTCGAGGGTTTCCTCCATGGAGATGATCACATCCGAGTCCATGAGCACCAGCGGAAGCTCCGGAGTGCGGTACTTGAGAATCTGGTTCCGTCCCGCAGCAACTCCCGTGTTTGTCCCGGGCGGTAGAATCACGTCGCCGTTCTTCGGCTTGATGAATCTTGCCAGCTCCTCGGCAGTCAGATCCGTCGATGCCTGGTCCACGGCGATGACGCGGAACGGAACTTTGGTGCAGTTGCGCGCCGCCCAGAGACATGGTCCCACCAGATCCTCGTTGTTCCGGAACAGAACCCCAAGCTCGAATTCAGGCTTCATCAGGGTTCTTGCATTTGGACCACGCGTTGACGACCTGCATGAACTCGTGCGCGACTTCGCCATTGGTGATCAGTTTGGAGAACTCCGGCGTCTTGAACACGGGAACCAAGTCCCGGGCGTAGCGCTTGTGCTCGATGCGTTCGCCGTCCGTTTCTCCGAAGAACGCCTCCAGCCGTCCTTCGACACGGGCGTGGCCGATGTGAAATCCGTGGTAGGCCCAAAAGTTGTGCTTCGGGAACCGGACTCCAGCACGTTTCATCATGGTCGCGAACAGTGTCTGGTTCTCGACATCCCCACGGAAGGTGATGTCCTGCCAGTCGGGGTATCGCCCTTGCAGCAATGCTTCCATCAGCTCAATCATGACCGGCCTTGCCGCCTCGAACCATGGCTTGGTCCGGATCATCAACGGCACGGCAATCCGGGCACAGCGCACTGGAAGGCAATCCAGTCCGTCATGGGTGGAGACCACATCGTCGCCCAAAACTCTCAGCCTTTGCTCCAGCAGGTCTGGCTTCTCGATGGCGTACATCACGTCGACATCCCCATGCAGGATGAATTCGTAGTCCTCGAACTGCGGTCGGAACACCGCCCAGCGGACGTACATCATCACGTCGTTGGACATGGGGATGTTCTGGAAGCAGTTGTAGTTGATCGTGATGCCGGGCTTCAGGACGGACTGGACGCCGGCGATAGCAGCCTCCGTTTTTTCATCGGGCTCATCGCGCACGTCGACGATGGCGTCGGCGTAAGGAATCGCCCGTCTCAGGCAGTACAGGAACGGGGCGATGTAGCCGATGTACTTGGGTCCGGCGGCGGTGCAGTAGAACAGCAGTTTCTTCATGCGGCAATCAGGTTCATGAACTTCATTGGGTTGTCGTACGGAAAAGTCTCCTGGTGGTAGGCCCGCTCCAGATTGCGCAGACTGAACTTCGGCCAGTGCAGCGAATCTTCGTCCTGGTGGAGGATGTGGCTCGACGGGTATAGCCACTCCGCTTCAACGATGTCCACATTGCGCAGCACCGGCAGCATGAGTTCCCACGGATTCGGGAAATTCAAAATCACAATCGTGCGCACCCCCAGCGCCTGGGCAATGTGGTACGGTCCAGATACGATCCCGATGTGGAGAACGCACTTCGCCATCTCGTGGATCGTGGACTTCAGCGAGGCTCCATGCATGTTCGGTACGATGTCGCCGAGGACATTCCCGCCCACCTCGAAGAACGACAGCTCCTGGTGCGTATTGATGAACTGGCGGATTACCTTGAGATTTTCGTGGTACACCTGGCGCGGCCTTGGGTGGAATTGCGTCTGGTACTGCGCGTGCGCTCCGGGGACGAGATGCAGTGATACCCTGCCTGAAACGGGCCTCTCCGGAACCACGATGCATCCGCTCGGAACGATCTGCACGGGAAGCCCGAACATCCGCTGAATTCGCTGGAAGGTGTGCCCGGGTCCCAAGTCGTACCTCGCCTGCATCGCCGAGATACTGACCCACTGGACCTGCTGGATGTCGCGGTGGTACGGATTCAGGCGGCGCAGGCAGTCGAAGGCTTCGCAGCACAGCCAGCTCGTCGCCTGGCTTCCGGAGTGGTTGGCCGAGCGCTCGATGTCCGTGAGCATGACCGCATCCCCGATTCCGGTGGGGGTGTTGGTCAGGGTGCGCTCCTCGGGCTCGAAGATGAACTCGTTTGGCGGCTTGCGCGAACTCCTGTCCGCGTAAAACCGGATCACATCGTCAACCGTCAGCCGTCTCTCCTTGACCGCCCGGCGTTTGGTGAGGATCAAACCCATCCAGTTTTGAGTCCGGACTGTCCGTCGAACACCCAGTCCCTGAGCTTGTATGTTCCCGTGGGATCAAGCTGGCTGTAAATCTGACCACGGACCAGCCCGACGATGTTCCCTTCAGGGGGAGCAGCCCCGGGCGGCGCGGCAATGGCGCTGGTGGAGGTCGGAGGAGATGTTTCCGGGTAAACGACCGGCGGGATGAATCCTGAGTCTTCCTTGGCCAGGACCATGCTGTCGACGATCTGGTTGTCGACGGTGCGGAACTCCCATTTCAGGGTTTCGTTATCGGCGGTGAAGGACAGAAACCCGTTCTTGGTGGAGTAGAAGAACTGGGAACCGGTGATGGTGACCGGATCTGCCTGGCCGCGTTTGTAGGCACCGCCCAGACCACAGATGACGTGCGTCAATCCGTTGGGGTCCATGATGCGCTCGTAGTTGTGACCGTGGGCGCAGACGACCAGATCAACCCCCATCGCCGGCAACTGGTCGGTGAGGGTCTTCATCAACGCCGAGCCGGGGTGGTGGCTGGAGTCCGAGGTGTACGCCGGTCGGTGGAAGACGACGAGCAGCCAGGGTTCGGCGGCGGCGGCGACGCGCTCCTGAAGCCAGGGGGTCTGGATGTCCATGCGGATGTTCGTGTCATCGTCACCCCAGCCGCTGTTCAGGACGAAGAACCGGACCGGTCCGGAGGCGAACTCGTACATCAGGACTTCGCGGTCCAGGTTCTCCTGTCCAATCAGGGCCTCGACGTTCGGCAGGACGTTCAGTGTCGGCCTGCCGTAATCCGTCTCCAGGTCGTGATTTCCGAAGGCGATGTACATCTTCTCCGCCCGGATGAAGTTCCAGTAGTGCTTCACGAACAGGTCGTGGAGGATGTGCGCCGAGCCGCCAGCCGACGATGGCACCGACGATCCGCTAGACCCCGAGTATCCCGGTCGCTGGCTGGTGGGGTAGGAAGCGTCTCCGAGGTGAAGGATGAACTCCGGCTGGTACGCCTGCACGGAGGTGGCGACAGCAATGGTGTCAGCAATCACGGATCGTTCACCAGAATCTCCGAACATGACCCACGAGGTTTGCGGCATGGTAATCTCCGGGCACGTGACAGGGTATCCGTCTGGGCAGATCGGAACGGTTCCATCCGGATAAAGCGGGATGGTTCCGTCGCAGGAAATCATCGGAAGCCCGCACGAACATGGCGTGTTGTGGCACCGCCCGCACGGCTCGGGAACACATTCCGCGTCACTGACGGCGTGCTTGATGCGCAATCGTTCCTGGGTTTCGGAGTACAGCGTCGCAATGCCCTTGCGGTAGTTCAGTTCGTGGACCTGGGCGGTCTTGGGGTCTTTGTCCACCTCGACGGACAGGAACCGCTTCACCCAGTCGTACACGAGCTGGATCACGGGCTCGTCAAACGGAACCCAGTCGGTATCGGCGTATTCGATGTCGCCGCGACCCAGAATGGCATCCCAGACGAACTGGACGGCGTAGCCCGGTGTTACCCTGGGGTAGACCCAGAAGTCGCGACTGCCGCGGTGATCGATGGCGATCCGGAAATTGCCCTCCCCAAAGTCCACGACTCCGGCGCGCAGGTCGTTCCGGTTCGAGAACTCGTAGGGCCTGAGCGGTCGGCGGACCCAGATGGTTCCCGTCTTGACGTGGTAGGCTTCTCGAAGATTCGCACCCGACGGAATTCGCCCCTTGGATGCGTGCCCGTCGCGCTGGAGATCGTCGTGGTCGAACGTGGTGACAATCCCGGTGCGGTAGTGGTCCAGCAAACGCTGCACGTCCCCAACCCCAAGCCTGATTTGCTGGTCGATGGATGGCTGAATCCCCAACCGCCGGCGCTCAACGGCAAGCAACGCGTCGAGCTTGGACTTGAAATCAGACCATTGCATTGATGGCTATGGGTTCTTGAGTTCGGGAACGGTGAAGGATTTGCGGCGCGGTGGAATGGTCTTCGGTTGCTGAATCGTTGCGGTCGGAATCGCGGCTGGCTTGGATGTTGCGACCGGGGTGGCGGCGGCACCAGCGTCAGTGCCGGATGATGGGCGCTTTGCCACAAGTTCCGCAACCGTGGCCACCGGAACCTCCCTGAAGTCCTGATACCCCTGCTGCAATGTGGCTTTTTTTTTCACGGCTTCCGCGAACTCGGCCTCCGTGATTTCCTGCTTCTTGAGCTTGCGCAGGCGCTCGATCTCCTTTTCGTCCTCCACCTGGGCCACCCCGTACCACTTCCCCTGGCATTGCCCAAGCGGCTCAAAGGTGGGCGTGCTGTCTGTGGCGACCACACAGAAGAATGCTGGCATATCCCGGCGAAGATGCGGCAGCGCGTTTCCCGTGTCCAGAAAGGAAAGAGCCCGGAGCGGCGGCACCGCAAACCGCAACACCCCGGGCTCAGTCCAGGAGGAGGAGAGCGCCCCCCGAAGACCTCAAATAGCAGCCACAAACCCGCCGGCCCAAGTCGTGCCGTCGATGTTGGTGAATTTCGATGGTGTTCTGGCAGTGATGGACACCGCTGCGTTGGGTGTTCCGTCATTGATGTCGCCGCCGACGTGCGGATAAACCTTCAGGACGTTGGTGGCGGCAGCGCTGTAGATGGTGATCGAGGTTCCGGCGGGGGACTTCGGCAAAATCACACCGGCGGTGGCGTCGGCTCCGGTGACGTTGACGGAGCCATACGCCCCGATTGGAGCGGCGGTGGCCTGGCTGGTTCCGGCGGCAGCTACCGTCAGGACAGACTCAGTCTGGGCCATGTTGAACTTGACCGGGCCGGCGAAGATGTAGCTTCCGGCCATGATCTGCTCCGGAATCTGCGTCGCACCGACCTGAGAGTTTTGAGGAACTTTGCTGTATGCCATAAGTTTTAAGCGTTGATTGCTTCGTCTGGTGATCCGGTAAATCAGCTCACGGTGCAGACCGTTGCCGTTGCCGTCGGGCAAATCTCGGCGAAGTTCTCGTAGAGGTAATGCCGGTTCACGTTGCCCACCTGAACCTCGATGGTCCGCGAGTTCAACTTGTAGTGGTTGATGTTCGGACTAATGACGCAGTTGTACAAATCGTCCGCCACATTGGTCTGCCGGGTCACGGAACGATTCCCCAGCACGCCAATGAGAATGTCGGACCAGTCGATGGCCCACAGCGAACGCGCCCGGTTCTTCGTTCCGGAGTTGGCTCCGAGCGACTGGGACGCCCCGATGCGGTCGTCGAAGTAGGTGTGCGTGAACACCGAGAACTGCACGCCGTGATCCGGAAGGTCGTAGATGTCGTACTCGAACACCGTCTTCTTCGTGACGGAATCCACGAGCTTCTGGTTGCCCTGCATGGTGATGTCCAGGCTGGTGACGTTGTACTTCGCCTTGTAGTACGCCACCATCACGCTGCGAATCAGGCCCTTCGTGTACCGGTCGGTCATGAAGTCGATGACCGTGACGTCGGTGCCGTCGTTCCCGCGCTCGCGCTTGAGGTTGTAGCACAGGTCGAAGATCGCGTCCATGTTCAGCGCGCCGCCGTTCATGTCCTGCACCTTGCCGCACTCGCCGAGCTGGGTGCGGATGCCGAGCGTGTTGGACTTGTACTCCAGCGTGCAACCCGGGTTGGTCACATCGTCCACTGCCGGGAGCTGGTTCCAGGTGTTGATGGTCTGCTTGTCGCTGATGCGCGTCCCGTAGAACACGGTGTTGTAGTACCAGTTCTGCATGATCGCCTCCTGCTGCCGGCGTTGTTCGGCGATGGGCAGGGTGCGGAATTTCTTGAAGAAGTCGGAGGTCAGCGGGGCGGTGAGCGCCTTGAGGTACTCGTCGTTGTACTGGTGCGTCCAGCGGTACGTCTGCCGCCAGTACTCGATGAGCCCGAGGTTGTTCAGGGCCGGAGGCTGGTAGCACCAGGCTTCCTTGTCCGAGACGCTGTTGACGCCGATGAGCAGCGTGCCCTTGGTGACTTCGACGGCATCGGTTTCGGCTGCCGGAGAAGGCTTCCCGCTACTGGGCGGAGTCACGTTCGCCTTGAGGGTTTCCCATGCCGACAGCGTCGCCTCGTAGGACTGGAACGCCACCGGTGCCAACGCGACATACGCCGTATTCGTATCTCCTGATTTCCCGACGGCGGAGACAACGCGATACCCCACAGGGCCGACCGAGCTGTCTTCCTGGCCGGCTCCAACAAAGGTCTGCCAGGCACTGCCCACATGGCGCGCTGTGGTTTCGATGTACACGTACATGCCCGGAAGGAAATACTTCTCGATGTTCTGCACGGCGCTGCCGAACGCACCAGTGCTGATGGCGACCGTGACGAACCAGGTCGTTGCCGGGAACGAGCTGGGCCATGGCGTTGCGGGATCGGCAGGTGCCGTGGCGCTGCCAGCGTTCACGAGGAAGTAGTTGATGTTGACCATCGTCCGGCGTGGAACCAGCCGGTAGGGGGCAACGATGGATTGGTCCTGCCCCGGGGAGCCACCGCGCATCGGGGCGTGGCGCGACAGGAGGAGGTCCATGAGGGACTGCTGCGGGACGCCAATCATCCGGGCCTCCTTGGTCGAGGCGATGATCCTGTCCATGCCCACTTCCTTGAACTCCTGGGCGGCGAAGTCGTCCTTGGTGAAGGGCCGGATGTCAGCGCGGGTCAGCGTGCAACCAGTGCTGCCGTCGACGCCGTAGAACTTGGGCGTGCAGTTGTCGGCATTGAAGCCTGGGAAGGTCGTTTGAGAAGCCATAGCGATTGATCTCTGTTATCTGCGTTCGGATCAGTTGAACCCTGACTTCAGGGTTTCACAACGAAAAGTGGAAATTGGTCGATTTCCAGGCTTTTCAGAACGACCTGATTTTTTGTGACTGATTGGTCTTATCAGCGATCTAGACCAAGCTCAGCCACAATCTCCCGTCCTAAATGAGGTTCACCGCTTGTGGTAGAGGCTTCCGGTACTCCGTGTGATGGAGGGGAAATCACCTTCGGAGGATTCATTGGCTGTGGATTTTCTGCCTGTTTGGACGAAGCAGAAGGTTTGACCCTGACAAATCCACGCCTCACAATCCGGCTTTCCTCCTTTTTGATGTCTGCTTTGGCCAACTCGATGGCTTTCAGGCGGATCATTTCCAGCACATCCTCGGGTGAAAATGTCCATGATTCCTCGGCTTCGTGGTTTTTCGAGTTGCGCAATACAGCCATCTTGGCTGGAGTCACGAACTTCTTGCCATCACGCATGGTTTCCTCCGGCTTGCGTTTGGCGTGTTCTTCAGCCGAACTCACAACGAAGTTCACCAGCCAGTCATGGCGCTGACGCACAGGTGGCGGGTTGTTCTCACTGATCGTGTCGATGCCATGGAGAATTCTCAGGTAATCGCTGCACAGCTCGGCGGACGCATTCCGATACGTGTCGAACACCTCGCGCTCCAGCGGATCGTCGGACTTGGTTTCCTCGTCGTACTTTGCCGTGATTGAGGAAACGATGCCCTGAATCTTGGGGGCGTATCTCGCCTCGCGGGCCTCCCGGTGAGCCTCGTTGATTTTGTTCTCCGTCTCCTTCTCCCGGGCCTTCAGTTTCTGCTCCGCCTTCGCCTCGGAAATGCGCTCGATGCGAAACCGGTCCCGCTGCCCGGACCAGTCCGGCCTGATCTTGTTGACGAACTCCTTGAACTCATCGTCGGTGTCGTCAAACGTGCGCTCCGCGTCCGATTCGTGCGATTTCACCCATTCGTCTACCTTGCGGTAGAAGGTGCGGATCTTCTCTTTGAAGCCCTTGAACTTCTCTGATCCGGACTGCTCGGCGTACTCGGCATCTGCCAGTTCTTCGAGCTGCTCGTCGGTCAGGTCGCTGGTGTCATCTGATTTCGGCTGTTCGGCAGGTTTTGCTGGAAGCGGTGGAAGATTCTCCTTCCCCTTCAATTCTTCCATCTTCCGGTCGAACACTTCGGAAGCAACCTTCGCGGGATCAGATCGCTTCTTTACGGCACCCTTCACCGGTTCCTGGACTTTCACGGTCTCCGGATTTGGCGTGGTTGCCTGGGCTTCTTCTACGGGTTTGATGACCGGAAGCTTGTCCGCGCTTTTCTCGACCTTCAGCAGCTCCTTGAGGTCTTCTGCCAGCGACGCCATGATGGGGTCGTCCAGTATCGTCTCTGGCTGCTTGGCCGGCTGCTCTGGTTTTTGTTCCTGAGCTGATTGCGGTGATGGGGTAGCGGTGGGCGTTTCCGTTCCACTGCCTGCCTCCGGTTTGACGGTCGGCAGCTCTCCTGGTTCTGGCATAGATTATGACGTTGGAAGCTGGGTCGGCTCGGTGGCTTCGGCTGGCGGTGGTCCCTGGTTTGGCATCGTGGCCTGAGCTGGATTTGCACCGGCGGCTGGTTGATTCTCCTCACCAGGAGCCGGCTCGATCACGATGTCAGCTCCAGCTCCAGACTGCCTGAGAATCGTATTCAGGACGTCCGAAAACTGGGACTTCGTCAGCATGGCCAGTACCTGCGGCTGCATAAGAACTCCCAGAAGTTGAACCAGCGTCTGCGCCGACTGGATGTTCGAGGCGCGCTCAGCTCCGTCACGTGTGGTGAAGATGTACTCGCCAATGAGATACTTCTTGTCCCCGGTCACGGTGTATCCGGGCTCGTTCTCATCCATGGCGGACAGTGATTCCTTGGCGAATCCGGCGCGGAGCACGGTTTCGAGTCGGTAACGCTTCAGCACGGGAAGGGTAACCGTGGACGATCCGAAGGAGATCAGCGCGTTGTACACGTACCGCTTCATGGCCGCCCGGGCATTGTCGATGGCGTCCGAGATGAACTGGTACACGTTCTCCGTGGTGCCGGCGATGATCTGCACTTCCGTCGCCGAGGTCTCCCTCGGGCTGAGCTGGGCCTGTTCCTGCGGCGACAGCGCCATGACGCGCTCAGCCATCATCAGCGTCTGCGAAATGCAGTTGATGATGACGTTCATCTGGGTGTTCGACGGCTGCCGGATGACCGTAAAGATGCTGTCCATGTTCACGCCGAGATCGCGCATCTTGGACAGGCTGAACTCCAGAATGGACATCGCGGCGTAGAAGTTCTCCGAGCGCATCGCCTCGCGGAACTGCTCCAGCGCCTTCTTGGAATCCGGATTCTCGGCTGGAAATGCGTCGAGGTTGAGAAGGGCGACGCTGTACAGGTCCCGCTTGCAGCACTCCAGGAGCTGGGAGAAAAGGTTCGTGAGCTGGTCCTGGAACGGAAGAAGTTCGTGCGCCATCGACAGATTCACTGCCCGCTGCGCGCTGGTGTTGTAGGCGAACACGAATCCCGGGCAGTCAGGCATGATCTCGGCGTGAATCACCGTGCGGCTGTTGGCCACAGTGAGGTGCAGCCAGATGGGCCAGGGATAATTCCCCATGCGCCACTGGTTGGGAACCATCTTGACGTAGAAATGGATGAGGTACACCGAGCTGTCGCGCATCGCCGCCGTGTAGCGGTCGAAGTTCCCCTTGCGCATGTTGAACCCGGAGAACTCGTCACTTGGAACCGGAGGCTGAATCGTGGTGTAGTATTGGGAGAAGTAATTCGCAAAAGAACTGAACCACTCGTTTCCATACTGGCCATAGCTGACCTCAGAGCGGTTGAAATAGTCCGGGTTGTCCAGGATGGTTCCGTAGCGGACCACGTCCCAGAATCCAAACCACTCGCAGCCGGAGTCGGTGTTGATGGACTGGATCGGATAGGCAGCATCCGCGAAGCACCGGCTGGGGTGCGGTGCAATCATCGGAACCCCTTCGCGTTTCACGCGGGTGGCGATTTTGACGCTGCCCGTCTTGAACTCCTCCGCCTTCAGCGCATCGTCATCGATCCACTCCACGTCCCGTTGCCACTGGCAGGATGGAAAAACCATGCAGAACGGATAGAGGAGCATGTCGCGCATCCACTGGACCTGCATCTCGCGATACCCGAACTGATCGCACATGATGTCCGTGCGCTGCGACAACAAGTCGGCCTGCAACTTGGACACCTCGTCGGTTCCACGGGCATCGTAGCGGAAGAACGGATAGAGGTTGCTGTAGCGCGAAGACTGGGCGGCAACGCGGCGCGAGATGATGGACCGCATCATGTTCACGTTGACCTCCGTGAATTTCGGAAGGTCAATTTCGTAGCCGCCATCCGACTTTTTCTTCACGTACTGGTCTGCGCACTGAAGCTGGTTCAGGCTCGTCATGCACGCCCGTTGATCGATTCTCCCCTGCGCGTACATGACCAGCGGGATGGTTCTTTTCGTGATGACGGACGAGTCCCACGCCAGATCGACCGCCGCGATCATGTGCGACGACTTGAGGTTCCGCAGGATGGATTCGTCGATGCGGGACGCGATCAGGTCGTCGAGCTTGGTGCGCACCTCGCAGTCGAGTCGGTTTTCCTCCTTCTGTTCATCGGTGGCGTCAGGGGAGAGCGTTTTCGCACTCGCGGTGAAAATCTGACGGAGCCGTTCAGCCGTGGTGCCGCACTTGTCAAGAACCTGGTAATTCAGTGGCATGAAGGGATGGGGTTATACCGTGGTCTTGGAGCCATTGCTGCTCGCGCAGGTGGAACAGGAGCGCGAGGTGGCTGGGAAGTTTTCCGTATCCGGCATTGCACCTGGTTTCGTAGATCTTGGCAGTCTGCGGAGGTACGGCGCATGACGCAGCCATTTCACGAAACGAGATGCCCAGAAGCCGAAGGCACTTGGTGACGCGATCCCAAGACCATCCTCCCCACACGCCGATTTTTCGGTAGTGGAACACCCAGCGGATGGATTCCGGAGAGGCATCATCTGGAATGGCTGTGCTGGCTACGCCTTGCCTCCGCCGCCGAAAAGAATCGCCACGGTTCCGCCGCGTTTTCCCTTTGCCCCCCTGGCTGCTATCGGCGGTCCGGCTCCCTCCATCATTGGCGCGCCTTCCCCCATTCCGGGCTCCTCCTCCATTTCCTCGGTCTCTCCCTCGCCCTCCATCGGTTCGGACTCGATGATGTTGGCCTCGACAACGCTGAAGCTGGCCTGCTCACCTGTGGATTCATCCAGCGTCGCCGTGATTTCCAGTTCCACCTCGTCTCCAGGGGCAATTTCAGCCATGCCCTGCCTGAGTTCGTCGTTTCCGGTGAGCGAAAGGCTCAACTTGTTGGGGTTCATGATCGTTTCAATCGTTTCAATCCTCGCCAAGTGGTTACCTGCTTGGCGACACCCCACCTTTACGGTAACAGTGGCGAGACGTCAATCACCGCCACATGACCACAACACTGACTTCCGACGAGCTTGCTGCTGTAGCTGCTGCCGAAATGCTGGACTTTGAGCCGCCCAGGCCACCGCACAAGGCTGAGGAAATTGGCGGTTGGGAGCCGGACCTGAGCAAAACCCAGCGCCTGATCTTCCATGATCCAACCCCGTTCATCCTGATTGCGTCGGAGAAGGGCACCGGGAAAAGCATCGCAGCCGAGCACAAGCTGATCCGGCATTGCTACGAGGAATGGGATGCCCTCGGGGTCATCATCACGCCGTCCATCCGCACCGGGAAGTTCGGCTGCGTCCACGACCTGGAGACGCTGGTTCTTCCGGCCTGGACAGACGGCATTTCCCTTGACTGGCTGCCATCAAAGCTCGATGCCCAGACGAAGGACCGGGTGCTCAAGATCGGGAACCGTCACGGCGGCTGGTCCACGATCCTTCAGATTTCGATACCCTACGAGGAGGCGATCCCCGGGCGCATCAAGGGCGTCCACCCGTCCTTTGTGCTGGCGGATGAGCTGACGGACTGCGAAGGGCGCGGATACTTCACGACCATCACGGGTCAAATGAACCGCCGCCGGCACATCCAGGGACCGCAGCAGTACGTCGCCACCTGCAACCCGAAAGGGCCGTCCAACTGGGTGTACCAGGTCTTCTTCGAGGAATCCGTGGACAAGGAAACCGGGGCGATGGACAAGCACTTCGCCAACTACCACATCCCGTTCTCCGAGAACGCCCACCGACCGGAAATGGCGCGATACCTGGAGACGCTGGAGCGTGCGGTGCGGAACGACCCCATCGAGCGCGCCCGGCTCATCGAAGGGAAGTGGGTTGAGCGCCCGACCGGTGAGGCGCTGTTCCGGATGCACTTTGTCCCGGACCGGCACGTCATCGGGGATGCGCTGGCGGGAACCGGACTGACGCCAATGGCTGGCTTGCCGTGCTTCGTGGGGTATGACCTTGGACAGCGGTTCAGCTCCGCCACGTTCCTCCAGTTGGTTCCGTCTGAAACCGGAAACGTCTGGGTGGTGTTCGACGAGGTGGTCCACCTGCGCGAGCAGATTCTCTACAAGAACATGGCCGTGGAAATCGTGGAGCGGATTCTGGACTGGAACAAGTTCATGGGCCGGAACATTGCATGGGAGCACGTCACGGACGATTCGGCTCTGAACCAGTGGCGTCCGGGAGGCTCGGGATCACTGGACGCGTGGGAATTCGAGAAGGAGTTCAACAAGGCTTCCCTGGTCCACAAGATTCCCCAGATGCGCATGCGCGGGTGCCCCAAGGGTGCTGGCAGCGTCGGGACTCGTGTCCGGCTGGTTCAGGGTCTTCTCGCCAGTGACGCGCTCCTGGTCAGCGCCATGTGCCCGGCGACGAAGGACATGCTCCTGATGCTGGAATCCAAGAAGGAAGATGCGCTGGCTCCGAAGAAGACCGTGGCGGGACACATCCACGTCTTCGACTCGCTGTCCTACCCGTTGCTGGAGTGCGAGATGCGTGGATGGAATTCCAGCAGCTACGAGAGCCAGGCACCGAGTCTGATCATCGTCGGTGGGGGCTGAAAACAAAACCGCCCCGGAGGAGACGAACCCCGCCGGGGCGTGCGCACTTAGCGTACCCTACCCTCAGCACCGAAAACGTCGGAAAGCGGCAAACCCGGCAAGGCCCAGGGCGAACAAGCCGGCGAAGGTGGACGGCTCAGGCACGGGCACCAGCGCCACCGCATCCTCCGTGGTCCCGTTGATGATGCCTGCATTGCTGGTGGTCCACAATGGAGCGGCAGTGCCCACGGCGATTGGCACGGAAGTCGCCCCAGCCACCAAGGAGACGAAGTTGAAGGCGAAGACGACTCCGTTGGGTCCAAAGCCGAAGCTGAAGGGAACGACGCCGGCACCCGCGGCGGTATCCACATCAATCACAGCAGGAATCCAAGCCGGATTCCAGGTGACGGAGAAGGCGTACACGTCATCTCGGTTGCTGGGAGGCAGCAGGTCGTTGCTGAGCGTGTAAACGAAGGTGAGCCCGCCCAGCGGGTTGGAACCGCCCGAGTGGACGGCGGTCGTCAAAGTGGCAGCGAAGTTGCCGTTGTCGTCCACGACGGACGAACTGAGGGTTGTGACCAAGGGTCCCAGGACAGCCGGAGTGGCCGGGGGGTAGATCGCCACGCTGGGATTACCAAACAGGGCGGCGGAGGTGGAAACAGACAGAAGGGCGAGTGCGGATGCAGAAACGAGTGCGGTGATGTGTTTGTTCATACGGTTGTTCACTCCCGGGTCATCCGGTCGAGTGAAGACACGATGCACCCGCCCCGCCGCTACGTCAAATCATTTGTGTGGCTTCACCGCATTGGTCTGGTGCGTGCTGTGATACTTGCCAAACACATCCCAGCCGAAAGACTGATTCGTCCTGAACGCGCACCCCAGAATCAGGAAGATGAGCGCCAGAAAAGCCACCACCGTAGCACACCATGTCAGGGGTCGTTTCACGGAATTGGCGGCGGCGTCCAGTCCACTGGGTCACCACGTCTCTGAATCCAGTAGCCATGACCTGAAAGGATGAGCGGTTCCTCTGGAACCCACGTGTTTCCATCCCAGGTGTACGCGTGAAACCCTGATCCTCCAGCTACCTGGTCCATCACGGTATCACCGGGAACTGGCGCATAACCGAGTTCTGTCTGGAGCAACCCCTGGCGTCCGGACGAACACCCCACGAGGTTCCATCCGCTGGCAATCCTCACGGTTCGCGGCTCGCGAATGACGGTCCCGGTGAATGTCAGCCATCCTGTCTCGCGCACCCGGATGATGACGCCGGTTCCCGGGACCAGAGGGGTTTTGCCGTCGGGAAGCCACTCGCCGGAATCGAATGTTGATACCCTGAATCCGAGAGCGCTGTCCGAGAAGTAGGCCATGGTGCCGTCCTGCGCCACCGGAATCACGTCAGCCAGGGTTCCACCGTCCGTGTCCAGCGGCGGAGCCAGAACATTCCAGCCGGCCTGTACCTCGATGCCAAAATCCAGTCCGGTCATCAAGGTCCGCTTTCCGTCAGTGCTCGTCTTGATCCAGAACGATCCAGAGAGGAAGATTGGGTCGACGATTGACGCCCCAGGTCCAACCTTGGTCTGGCTTGTGCCCAGACGGTAATGGACGTTGGGAGCCAAAATGGACTCTCCGAAGAACCGGATGTATCGCGGTCCGGAGTTCCCGGTGTTGAGCGCAAGCAGGCTGACGACGGTATTGCCGGAGAGCACGTAACCCTGACCTCCCTGAATATCGCCGATGAGCCAGAAGTGTGACGTGTCGACGTCGGCGTCGTAGGCTACCGTCGCCAGCCCCGCGCCTTGAACGGTCGGTACGTCAAGAATCCCGTCGGGCCACAGCCCGTAATCCGCGCTCAGCGCAAGGGCGGCGCACGCCATCGCGCTGACACCGAATTGGATGGTGCGCATCATCGTCCGGAAATCGGAGTCGTGTTCGCTGTCCATGAGCCGACCTTTTGTCGCCTGATCCACATTCCGCTGCCGATACCAAGGAACGGCTGGCGGGGGAGCCAGATGCCGTCGAAGGTGCTCGTGACGTAGTAGCCGGGATAGGCCGGGTCGTCGGGCACCTTCGGCACGTACTGGTAGATCATGTCGCCGTCGTCGGGCTCGAATCCGAGTTCCGATGAGACATTGCCCGAGCGTGTCACGGGGCAGGCCACGAGGTTGTAATCCCTCGCCAGCGTCACGGTGTTGGTCCCGGTGACGACTTCGCCTCTGAACTCCAGCCACGTGTGGACAGGCGAGCGGAACCAGAACCCGGTGCCGGGAGTGATGGTCGTCTCGGGTTCGGACCATTGGCCGTCGAGGAAGCTGATGATCGCGAATCCTTCCTCCCGCCGGTAGAGGTAGAGCATCGAGTCTTCCGGCGCAGTCGGGATGAGTTCGGCCAGGAAGTTGTTCGTCGTTTCGAGGTTGCATCCGAGCAGGTTCCAGTCGGGTTGCACTTCGACGACGAAGCTGAACCCGCCGGCCTGTGTTTCAGTCGGTATTGCGGGAGGCTGGTTGCTGGTGATCATAGGTGTTTGGTTGCTGCGAAAAGGATGAGGCCGATGGCGCAGAGGAGGGCGAAGTCCTTCGGCTCAGGAATCAGCGGATTGATGCTCGGGCCGTCCATGAGGAACGGCTCCGTGCGCAACGCTGTGGCCCCGGTCGCATCGGTCCCGCGCAGGTAATACCAGGTGTCCATCTCCAGGCCGTAGGGTGATTTTCCGTGGACGGGGAAGCCCCAGTCCAGCTCCATCGCCATGGCGTCGCCGAACAGGTTGTGGACGTACCCACGACCGTCCCGGACGGCGGACAGGATGATGATCGAACCGTCCAGCGGCGCTGGGAACGTGTCGTAGATGTGGACGTAACCCTGCCCAGACCCCTCGACGGGATCGAGGTAGGCGTCATCGCCTGGCAGCAGAATGATCTGCGACCAGGCTTGCAGCATGAGCAGGGTGAGGAGCGTGATGCGGATGAGGTGCTTCATGGTGTTGGCTCGTTTTGAGGTCCGACGTTGATCTCGACGTTGTACACCGGGCTGGATCGCGGAGCCAGCGGTGCGGGTGCGTAAATGTCCCGACCGCCCATCGGTCGCGGACCAATGTCGGGCAGTGAGATGGGGTTGGCCGGTGTCCCGACCATCGGGCCGTGCGGAAACAGCCGGGCGTAGTTGGTCAGCGCCCAGGGGAGAAGCTGCACGATCAACGAGTCCTTCACATCAGCGGGAAGATCCTGCGCCACGAGATTGTTCTCGGCTCCCAAGATCCACAGGCTTTGCGCCGAGTCGAACCGATAAGTGTAGAATGTGCGTGGCACCATGACAACATCCCCAGTGCCCTCGGCCATCTTCACATTGGAGCCCACACCGTCCGTTCCGTTGGTATCTTGCGGGATGCGCACGCTCCCCAAATCTCCGTAGTAGGTATCGTAAAGGAAGAAGCTGGTGAAGTCTGCCGAACCATCGGGGATGACATTGTTGTTCGTCAGGGTTATGGAAAGTCCCGTCGGTGCCTGAAAGCGCACATACTTGGTGTTGGTCGGGAACACCGCCGTCGAATCCGCCACCATCACCAGCGCCTCCGTGACACTGCCTCCCTGCGATTCAGTATAGACCTTTTTCCAGGCGTATCCTGGAATCGCTGCGGAAGCGAGAATGTTGCTGCCGTTGGGTTCATAACCAGTGACGGCCAGCTTGGTAAACGAAACATCGTTTATGGTGTAATCATTCAATCCGCCAGTCGCTGCGCCGCGTCTTACGGCGACCGACAGCGCATTGGTCGCCAAGGCAACGAATTGGAAACGAATATATTGCCGAGTTGATTCCACAATGTTCGTGCTTCCAGCAAGGAGTGTGAACCCGGATGTGTTTGGTGCTTCCACCAAAGCAGCCGGGGCTGAATTGACCGCCCTGAAGATGTAGCCATCAAATTGATAGCTGGCACCAAATTCAGATGCGATTAGATTGTAAACTGTCGGACAGTTGCAATCTTGAACTGTCACACGCCAGGTGATATTGGTTTGAAAGTTCTGACCACTCGCGAGACAAGAACCAAATCCTTCATCCCAATCTCCTCCAGCGGTGCTGAGATTGGTGAAGGTTTGCGCCGGACTGCCGCCACCCGACGGAACGAGTTGCCAGGCCGTCCAGGTCGCATCGTCAGTCTTTCCGACCAAAGCCTTTGTGCGATTCACCACGCTGTTGGTGAGCGTCGCCAGGTCGGCCACGGCAGCGACGGCGTTGGTGTCGGAGCCCCCCGGCATGAGTTGCCACGAGGCGTCCGAGCCACGGCGTCCGTAGGTCTGACCGTCAGGCGGGGCTTCGGGGATGAACCCGTTGGTGCTTGGGATGGTGAACACCTGCCAATTCGCATTGCTGCGCGCATAGAGACTGGTGCCCAGCGGTGCATCGCCGATGAACCCGTTGGTGCTCGGGATGGTGATGGTGGAAACGATCCCGTTGGAGATGTAGCCAATCGCCCGCCCAATTTCTCCGGTTTCCAGCGCCCGGTTGACGTTCAGGTTGGTGTGCGCCCACAGGCTCATGGAGTAGCTTCCGATGGGGGATTGCGCCACAGCCGCCATGGAAGCAAGCCAGGTCGCGAGGAGCAGGAGTTTCGTTTTCATGTTCAAATCCAGCCAGTGGTTGTTCCAGGAGTTCCGTTGAAGGTCCAGTCGCGAATCTTGTAGGTGAGTGACGTATCCGTCTGCGCGTAAGTCTGCCCCTTGGCGAAGCCGAGAATCTGACCATTGGGATCGGCTGATGATGGCGGGGTGGCAACGACTTCCAGGTTCCTCCAGGTGGCGTCCGATCCGCGCCGCGCATAGATGCTACCGTCGGTCGGTGCCTCCGGGATACCCCCGGATGTTCCGCCGCCAACCGGATTTCGATACATGGGCATGGTGATTCTCCTTTCAGCACGAGGTGATTTCGGTGACCAGGGCGTTTCCTGCTGAATCCAGGAATCCGCTGACCTTCCCGACGAAGTTCAACGGGGACTCCCAGTAATCCAGGTTCCGCATCGTGAAGCTGTAGTTGGTCGTGCTAACGACGGCATCGGGATTGCAGGTGTCGTGAAGCAGGACGTACAGAATCGGTCCGTCGGACGCCATCTCGATGACCAGATTGCGCCGGCTGACATTCGCCGCAGCAATGGTTGCCGGAGACAGCGAGGTGAAAGAGGTTGTCATCGGAATCACCGATACCCTGAATGCAGGGTGTGGTCAATCGCGATTTCGGAGTGACCAAGTTCCACTCAGTGATCAAGTTCCCTGTGAACAACCGGTGAACAACTCGTTCCCGACGCCAAAAACAGTCTGGCACGAAGGAAGCTTCTTGTAAAACCGTGTTGCAGACCGCAGAATCGACTTTCGCCGCCGCTGGCCGACCGACCGGACCCGGTCTGCAACACATTCCGACTCCCCGGGAGGTCACGGCGGCAATTTCTCACCGCATGCACCGCATTCAATTCTGGGTTGATGGCGATCCGAAGGGGCAGCCCCGTCCAAGGGCATTCTCCTTCCACGGAAAGGCCAGAGTGTACGATCCTGGCACGGCTGAAGGCTGGAAAAGCCAGATTGCCATTGCCGCGAAGGCTTCCGGACTCAAATCCTTCGGTGAAATGCCCATTTACATCGAGATGTCGTTCTTTTTCCGACGTCCGCAATCGCATTTCGGCAAAAACGGTCTCAAGGATGCGGCTCCGAGGCATCACACGAAGAAACCCGACATCGACAATGCCGCCAAGAGCGTTTTTGACGCCCTGACGACCATCGGAGCCTGGCATGACGACGCTCAAATCGTCCATTTGGTCGCCCAGAAGCAATGGTGCCCAGCGAGATTGATGAATCCAGGATGCCTGATCACGATTACACCACTCGAAGACCCCATTTTACCCCCAACCACCACGGTTGACGGTAGTTACGACACAAAACCACATGAATACCGCACTTCCAGTAGCCCAACAGGGCGCTCCAAAGCCCATGGAACTCGTCAAGAGCTTCCTGACGAGCCCGAACATCCTCGAACAACTCCGTCTGGCCTGCGCCAAGCACATCAGCCCGGAACGATTCGCCCGGGTCGCTATGACGGCAGCCCTCCGAAGCCCAAAACTCCAGCAGTGCTTCACGACTCCAGAGGGTAAGCTCTCCGTCATTGAGTCGCTGCTCAAGTCGGCAGCCCGGGGACTCGAAGTGGATGGTCGCCAGGCTCACCTGGTGCCGTTCAACTGCAAGCAGCCGGACGGGACGTACAAGATGCAGGCCCAGTTCCTGCCTGGTTACCAAGGACTTCTGGACCTGTGCTACAACCATCCCAACGTCGGGGCGGTCTGGGTCGAGCCGGTGTTCGCGAAGGACACCTTCCGGCATACCCTTGGGCTTCACCCGAACATCGAGCACGAGCGCTACGTGGGTGAGGATGACGCCGGTCCGGTCGTCGCCGTGTACGCCGTCTGCAAGATGAAGTCCGGGGAGACTGTGTCCAAGGTGCTGTACAACAAGGACATCAACAAAATCAGGGCGTTCTCGCGTGGAGCCTCTGAGCCGGACTCAATCTGGAACACCCACACGGCGGCGATGTGGTCAAAATCAGCCATCCGGGCGCTGTGCAAGATCATCCCGCAATCGGCTGAACTTCGGGATGTGCTCAACGACGACGAGGAGTTTGAGCAAGGGAAGACCATCGACATCGGTTCCATCCAGGTACAGCGAGCCAGAATCGCCTCTGAATCAACTGCATCGGATGCAGCTACTGAGATGCTCCAGCCTCCCCCTCCGAAAGTACAGGCTCCAGCCGGCGCTCCAGTGTCCCCGCTGGCACAAGCCCTGGCTGACCAATCGAACCCCGAATTGAACCCGGTTCCGAATCCGCGATCCGTACCAGTGACCGGCGAAGCTACCCCCGCAGACCCGTTCGCGGCTCCGAAGCGCCGCGGTCGTCCGCCAAAGCTGGCTCCGCCGGCTCCAGCAGCCCCGCAGGCTAGTCCTGAACCGCCTCCGGCTGTCCAGGCACCTTCGGAGCCCCAAAGCACGCCTCAAGCCGCTCTGAGTGAAACGCAGCAGAACTTTGAAGCGGTCATAAACAATCTGGGACGCGAGTTCCCAATGATGACGTGGGAAATGGTACGTGACTGGTTCTCCGCCCAGACCGAGTTCGGATCGCTGGACTTTTCCGAAACGCAAGGGGTTCAGGACCTCAGCGACCATGTCTGCCGGATTGCCATCGCGAAGCACGCAAACCTTCGGGCATGGATTTCCTCGGAGTTCACCCCGAAGCCTCCCAGGGTGGCACCTTCGGCGGCTTCCACGCCTCCCAAGCCGGCACCTTCGGCGGCTTCCACGCCTCCCGATAGCCAGGCCATGGCGCTTCACCGGGTCGTCACGGACTGCGGCAAGACCTTCGCCGACTACAAGCAGCTCGTCATCGACTGCGGCTGGCTTCCCACCGACAACCAGTCCAGCTCCTTCGCGTCGCTGCCACCCGAACACGTCAACCGCATGCTGGCGAATTCCCAGGTCATCGTCGCCCTGTTCAAGCAGGCGGATGACGCTGGAGCATCGTAAATTTCGGATTCGCCCCGGTCGTTGGGGCGCGGGTTGAAACGAAACGAAAATGGAAACCACTGGAGAGCGTAGAAACCGTCCATCGGCCTCGGGCATGGAGCGCATTGCTTTGTGCCCGGGGTCCTTTCTGCTGGAGCAGGAAGCGCTGAAGCGTTCCGACAGAAGCGGCAACAGCAACGAGTTCGCCGAGTTCGGTACGAAGGTCGCTCAATGCCTGGAACGTCATTTCACCGGGCAGGCGCAGCTTGGTCCGACACCGGAAGTCCTGGCGGCGGCGCAAAAGATGATCAAGCACACGGAGATCGTCTATGACGCAGCGGCCACCGCGTTCGCCGCCAGGGGCGTCATCCTTCAGCCGTTCATAGAACTGGGTGGTGTAGGGATTCTCGTCGAGAAACGCATGTGGTCCGCCGACATGACCTACAGCGGTCGGGCTGACCTGATTCTGTACGACAAGGGCGGTAAGTGGGCGATCATCGTTGACCACAAGTCGGGGTGGCTTCCGGTCACCGTCGCCGCCGACAACTGGCAGCTCAGGACACTGGCGGTATTGCTCCGGACCAAGACGGGCATCGACGACATCCTGGTAGCCATCGTCCAGCCCAACCATGGACCGCCCACGATGGCGGGATTCGACAAGCAGACGCTCATTCTGGCTGAACAGACCATCGGGGTCGTCGTTCGGGATGCCATGACGCCGGGAATTCACAGGAGTCCCAGCCCCAAGGCATGCCGGTACTGCAATGGAATTAACTTATGTAGTGAAGCGTACGCACTATTTATGAATGCGGCAACGGGTCGGATAGCGAAGGATGACATTGGCACGGCGCTGGACGCCTGCGAGGTCGCGGAGATGGTCATTGAGGACATTCGCGGGTCGGCGAAGAAGGCGCTTGAGGCGAACCCCAAGGCGATTCCCGGGTGGAAGCTCAAGCCGGGTGCCATCCGAAATGTCGTGGAGAACGCGGCGATGGCGTTCGCCCGGGTGAAGGACATCGTCGACGCCAAGACGTTCACCGCCTGTTGCACCATCAAGTTCGGCGAACTCGTCCGGGCGTTCTCCTCCGCTGCGAAGCTCAGTGTCGTCGACGGAAAGACGGCGCTGAAGGGCCGGCTGGCGGAGCTGGTTGAGGAGAAACAGAACAAGCCGTCGTTGGTGAGAGCCGAGGTTCGGGATACGGTAGGAGAGGTAGAATGATCCCAAACGGTTCAGCTATTGGTGTGTGCATGGCGGACGCCAAGGTAGTCTCCAACACTGGAAAGAGACCATTCGTCGTGTTCAAAATCGAATGCTCGGATGAGAGGATGAAGTATCCGATGCGGGTCGATTGTCTCGTTTATCCACGGATGAATGAGGACCCTAATGTCGTGGCCAGCAAATATAGGCAGGGCATGCTCATCTGGGTTACCGGAGATGTCTCGGCGCGGGCCTACCTTGGCAAGAATGACGGAAAACCGAGGGGCACCCTGCACATCTACTGCAACCAGGCATCCGTTCTGGCGATGACCTCGGTGTCCCAGACCCCGGAAGGTGACGAGTTCGATGCCGCCGCCGCCGCGTTCGATGAGCCGAGGCCGGTGCGACCGCCGGCCCCTCCGGGTGCTTACGACCCGTTGAGCAGGCCGAGCCCGGTGCCGCAGCGACGACGGGTGGTGCCACAACTGGTGGAGCCGCCGCAGGAAAACGAGCCGTACTAAGCTATGTACGAGAAGATTTCGCGTGAATCCGCCATGCGCCGAGGGGCCAAGTCAGGGGCAACAAAACTGGCCAAGCGGATTTTGAAGCAGTGCCCGTGGTGCAAGCGCCGGTGGATGGAGAAGCCGAGCGCCTCATGGAGGAAATACTGTTCTCGTGCCTGCATGGCTGCGGCCTATATCAAAGCAGATCACTTTCCGTGCCCAAGATGTGGCGTGAAGTTCTACCGGAAGAAGTCGGATGCACATCACCACTGCAAGAAATGCGTGCGTGAAATCCTGTCGGAGCGGAACAAGGCTTTTGGCATCACGCCACGCAGCGTCGCTAACGAGCATACTGAGGAAAAGCGCGTGGCGGTATTGCGGTCGAAAGAGCATCGAGAACTTCTGAGCAGAGTGTTCACTGGAGTTCCAAAAAAAACTGATGCCCTGCGAAAATACAGCACCAGGCACTGGAAGTCGCATGACGTGTTCTTTCGCAGCCCGGTGAACAAAATGTACCACGCCGTCAACATCGAGGCGTTCGTCCATGCGCATCAAAACCTGTTCGAGCCGGAAGATGTGGAGATGCGCTACAACAAGAAGACCGGGCTTCCCACCGACTGCAAGGCGTCCTGCGGGCTGCGCTCGTTGTGCAAGAAGGTTGGCACGCGTGGGAGTTGGAAGGGTTGGACGCTGGTTGGCATGCGGGAAGGCAGGGAGCGGTTTGATCTGCTGGGCCGTAACTTCCAGGATAGCGAGCCGTATTGACCATGAAAATCCACCCCGCCTGCGCCTGCCTGCCGGAAATGGCAGAGGACGAGTACGAAGAACTGAAGCGCTCCATCGCCTCCGGATGGGACGCCAACAAGGAACCCATCCTACTGTTCGAGGGGATGCTCCTGGATGGCCGACACCGCTGGAAGGCGTGCAAGGAGGTGAAGGTTGAACCCGTCCTCCGTGAATGGGACCGACTTGCCTGTGACGGCGACCCGTTCCTGTTCGTGTGGCAGCAGCATTCGGCCCGGCGCAACTGGAAGTCGGACGAACAGAAACTCCTGTGCTACGACAAGCTGGAGTCCATGCGCAAGCAGGCCCGCGAAGCCGTCGAAGCCAGAGCCAACGCAGCACGGTCCGAAGCCACCAAGGCGCAACCCCGCACACCAGACGGCAGACGCCTGGCGTCAGGTGGGAGCTCCGGTGGAGCGCCGACCAGACGAGACCCCGCTGAGAAGGAATCCCGTTCCAGCCGCAGCGCCGTAGCCGCGAAAGCGGGGGTTGACAGAAATGCGGTTCAGCGGGTTGCAACCCTGCAAAAGCTGGCCAAAGACACGAAGCGCCCCGACATCATCGTGGCAGTCGAGAAAGGCAAGTCCGCCCGCCGCGCCATCGAGGAACTCAAGCAGGAGAAGCGCAACCAGGAACGGTCGGCGGTCATCGCGTCCGGGGTGGAGATGCCCCAGGGACTGCTCCTCGGGGACTTCCGCAAGGTCGGGGTCCAGATTCCGGACAACAGCGTCTCCCTGTTCTTCACGGACCCTCCGTATGACCGGCAGGCCATCAAGCTGTTCGACGCGCTGGGTGAACTCGCCGCCGCCAAGCTGGCTCCGGGTGGAAGCCTCATCTGCTACGTCGGTCACATCCAGTTGCCGGAGGCTATAGAAGCACTGGGGAGACACCTACGTTTCTGGTGGCCCGTTGCATGCATCCATTCCGGGTCGCAAGCTCTCATGCGGGAGTACGGCATCCGCGTTGGATGGAAACCAATGCTCTGGTATGTGAAGAAGACGCGCCACGATCCAAGTGACATCATCAAGGATGTGACTACTGGTGAACGGCAGAAAGAAGAACACGAGTGGCAGCAGTCCCTAGCTGAAGCCGAATACTACATCGAGCACCTCTGTCCGGGAGACGGCATCGTGTGTGACCCATTTCTTGGGTCTGGCACGACAGCAGTGGCAGCCAAGAAATTGAAGCGACCATGGGTTGGAATCGAGATTGACCCCGGAACTGCGGCGAAAGCTGCGCGACGCATTGGTAAATCATGACCAAGAGATTTCACCAACACATTGATTGCCCGTCGTGTTACGAAGACATCACAGCAGAAAGTGGGTTCTGCCGGTGGATGAGGGATGAGCCGCGACTTGATTCGAGAATCAAAGGCGTAATCCGAAGCGACTTCGATTATATCATCACGCGAATCCTGACTGACGTATCCGGCAAACGAAAATTCTACTGCTTCCAACTGCTGGAAGTGAAAGAGCGCGGAGCCATCCCTGACAAATCCCAATTCGATGTCATGTCGGTGCTGGACCAGATTATCTGCCGATCAGCCACGAAAAACATGCACGGCGCGTTTTGCACACCGACATTCAGCAACATCCGAAGCACATTCAACGGTCAGCCAGTAAACGTCAGGTATCTCGGTTACCACTTGTTGCAGCTTTCGGGAACGAATCCATTGAATTCTCATACCATCACGTGGAGTCACGTTGGAAGCGAAGGAAGAAACATTTCGGTAGACACATTGGTTGACTTGCTGTCTATGACGGCAGACCCATTCTTCAGGGAGATTGACATGAGGACTTTGCTGCGAGACCGGCACCGAAACAGCGATGCACAACAGGGGTTACTCGACCTGATTCCACGCCAACACAGACAACCTTTGACAACCTATTGAACGAATGACCACTCAAGAGATACGCCACTTCTTCGCCGCGAGGCCGTTTGCCAGACCATCAGACTGGGACGCCATTGATGCCGGGACAATCTCCACGGCTCGACGCAAAAAGCTGTCCATCTGGGTCTGTGGCTATTTGTACGCCAAGCCGGTGAATTCCATGGCTGGCGGTCTCGATGCGTACCATCCGAACGCCGCCTGCGGTGATGGATTGACAACCCCGGGGTCCGTGGTGTAATGGTCTGGTGCGGCGCGTGAAGAACGCCGTGACGAAAGTCGCATGAAGCAGATCGGAATTCAGCAACAGCTTTCCGGGGTCGCGTGGTGGACAAAACGCGGGTTTCCGTTCGGTCTCCCCGATTCTTCACCCACCACGCGGCACCGGATTCCATTTCCATGAACGACACCCCTTACTGGCAGAAGTTGCAGGACCCGAGATGGCAGAAACGCAGGCTGAGGGTTCTGGAGCAACACGGCTGGAAATGCGACGCCTGCGGGCGAGAGGACAAGCAGCTCCATGTTCACCACGGGCATTACGAAAAGGGCAAGGAGCCGTGGAACTACCTGCCACAGGACCTGCATGTGCTTTGCGCCGAGTGCCATGAGGAGCGGCATTTTTACGAAGACAGCTTGAAGCGTGAGATTTCCAGAATGAGCATGAAGGACATCAGTTGCCTGAGTTCGTTTGTTTCCATCACCGCTTTCGATTGCAGTCCCAGAGGATTTCTTAATGAATGCCTTAAGGCGATAACTGCTAAGGTGAAGAACACGATTGAGCTGCAAAAACAGGAGTCCCAAGTCGGAGAGCAAGTTGAGCAAGTGGCGATGTTCACTGCACAAGCTTCCTGAAGAATCATGAACACCATCGACATCCTAGACCGCCCCATCGCTTTCCACCGCTGCTTCGTCGAAATCACCAAGTCCGTAGCCGGAGCACTGCTGTTGTCGCAGGCGGTTTACTGGCAAAGACGCTCGGACGAGTGGTGGTGGAAGACCGCCGAGAAGTGGCAGGAGGAAACCGGGATGCGTCGCTACGAGTTCGAGCAGGCCAGAAAGTCGTGCGAACCGTTCCTGGAGCGCAAAAACGAGGGACTTCCGTGCAAGACCTACTACCGGGTGAACCTCGAAAAGCTCGAAAAAGCTCTACAAACTACTTTGCCGACCGTCTGCAAACCGGCTTGTCCACCTTCTGCAAGCCGGCCTGCCGACCTTCTGCAATCCACTACTAAGGAGACTAAGGAGGAGACTAAGGAGGAGACTAAAGCTCTTGCGGTCCCATCCAGCCAAGAGCCAGAAGAACTGGAACCCGACGAGCTGGAACTTGAACCGCCGGTTGGATTCAAGGGAAACATCGAAGACCTCATCTACAACGCCTACCCGAGGAAAACCGCAAAGCCGTCAGCCAGAAAAGCCATCGGGAAAGCCATCCTTCGCATTCGTGGAGAGAAGAATCCCGGGATGTGGTTGCTGAACCGAACCATGGCTTTTGCTGAGGCAGCCAACGGCAAGGAGCTGAAGTTCATCCCCTTCCCGGCGACCTGGTTCAATCAGGAGCGATACAACGACGACCTCGAAGCCCAGTTCCCCAAGGAGCAGAAGAAACCAGAACCCGCCTGGGCTCGCGTCAAGCGGCTGGAGCGGGAACTGGAAGCCGCTAAGGTTGCTGCCTTCGAGCATGTTGCGAACAAGGATTTCATCGGCTGTGCGTTGAACCCGACTTCTGAACAGAAGCTGGACTGGAAAGCGAAGAAGGACCGCGTTTCCGCCTTGGAGAAGGAACTCGAAGATGCCAAAAATCAGCGAGATTCAGAAACGACCGCACCATGAGCGACAAACTGCCTCCGAACTCACCCGAAGCCGAAGCCGGCGTCCTCGGGTGCATCCTTCTCGAAACCGCCACCAAGATTGACGAAGCCATCTCGATGGGACTCACCGGCGAGCATTTCTACGACTTGAGGCACGCCTACCTGTGGAAAGTCATCCTCGACCTTCACCGCGAAGGGAAGCCCGTGGACATGGTTCTGCTCATCACCCGGCTGGAGGACCAGGGGCGCATCGAGTTCGCCGGCGGCACGGAGCACCTGATGTCCCTGGGGGCGAACGTGCCCAGTTCCGCGATGCTGAGGTACTACTTCGACGAACTCCGGGAGAAGCTCGTGGCGCGGAAGGGGCTGGCGCTGTTCCGGACGACCGCGCAGGAACTCCGGTCCGGGGAGCGCCGCCCGCTGGAGATTCTCACCGAGATGCACGGGAAACTTCTCGGCATCGTCGGCTCAGGTGAACAGCGCGAAGTCGGGCTGGTCGACGCCGTCATCGAGGCGACGGACTACCTGGAGATGCGCCTGAACAACCAGGTCGGGCTCAAGACGGGCTACCTGGACCTGGACAAGCACACGCTGGGGTTCCAGCCCGGGGAGACCTGGATCATCGGCGGACGCCCCAGCAGTGGCAAGACGGCCCTGGCATTGGGCATTGCCCGACGATGTGCCGAGCTGCTCAAAAAGGCGGCGGCTGGCTGCGTCACCGTCTTCTCGCTGGAGATGCGCCGGGTGGCCCTGCTCAGCCGCATGTTCCACACCGAGGCCCGGGTCAACGCCAAGCAGGGTTACACCAGCCAGGCCGAACAGGAGGCGCTGGGGAGGGCCATGGAGCACGTCGCCGCGCTGGAGAAGCACCTGCACATCGACGACACACCGGGTGTCACCGTGAGCCAGCTCGTGGCCCGGGCGAAGCGCTACATCGCGACGAAGGACACGAGGCTGTTCATCATCGACTACCTTCAGTACGTCAATCCGGACAGCGGCATGCGCGCCCGGGACCGGAGGGAAGTCGTCGATGCCGTCAGCCGGGGTGTCTCCAATCTGGCCAAGTCCACCGGGATACCCGTCCTGGCGCTGGCGCAGCTCAACCGGGAGTTCGAGCGGGACCGCAAGCGCACCCCGCAGTTGTCGGACCTGCGCGAGTCCGGTCAGATCGAGGCCGACGCCGACTTTGCGGGAGCCCTGTACCAGCCCGGAAACGCGCCGGAGAATCCCTGCGACCCACGGGAGGTCCGGCTCCGCATCATGAAGCAAAGGGACGGCAGTTCCTGCTTCGACATCCCGTTCACTTTCATCCCTGCCTACACCTCGTTTGAAGACTACACCGTCCATCCGTTCGCAAATATCAACTTCCCCACTTGACAGCCCGTCATTTCGAGATCAAGATTTGCCCATTCAGGCACATGCTTGAACACGATGAGCAACGACGAATACATCCGGAAGCGACCAAACACGCGCTGCCAGTTCGTCCACAAGCCGAAGGCGGTTCGTTGTGTCTGCGTCATCTGCGAGCAGGAGGGTCTCCACCAGTTCCGCGACCCGGAGCTGGGAGAGTCCGCCCCCTTGTGCAGCGACTGCTTCCTGTTCGTCCTTCGCGCCGAGCGATGGCTGTTCGAGGCGGGACTCAGGCAACCGGAGCTGGAATGCCAAACGACCGCCAGGTAAATCCGCTGCGCGGGTTCGGGCTTGCTCCTGGTCCCAGTGATGCGCTGACGCACCGGGATTTCCTGCATGAGGTACTTGGGATCGCCAACGGCAGCGGTGACAACCGGGAAAGCCGTGCCGGAATAGTGCGCAACGGAATCAACGCCTACCACAACTGGATTTTCCGGATGCTCTCCCAGGGTCGTTGCGTGACCATGTACGGACTGGGAACTATCTTCGCGTCGTTCCGGGCGGCCAGGAATGGAGCTGGTCGTGGAAGGACGAAACATCCGCACCAGTACGTTCTGAAGTTCGATCCGGCGGAGTCGCTGAAGCCCTTCCTGAAGAAGCTCGCCGCCGATGCGGGACCCGAGAACCGGACGAAGTATTTCAGGTGGAAATGGAGCACCAACGCGAGATTCACCAACCCGAAGCCGGCTCATGAGAAGAACCAGCAGTGGAATCCAAACTGGAAGCCTGTCCCTCCAAAACACCCTCCCGAGCAACTCGAAGCCGGTCGGAGGTTTGGTCTTCTGATTGTCGTAGGGCAAGCTTCAGCAAAGCCGTCCAGCAAGACGGATCATCGCGGGTGGTGTTCGTATCTCTGCCATTGCGACTGCGGAAAGACGTTCATTGTCAATGGCCGAAATCTGGTCAGTGGAAAAGTCAGAAGCTGCGGCATGGGACTCTGCCGCCAACAGGAGAACAGTCATGAGCGAACCACAGGAGAGAAAGCGCCGGGGAAAGAACCGGAAGCGGGTCATCAAGATGAAGGTCGATGGAGTGGAGCACACCCTGACGTGGTGGCTGGAAAGCCAGACGTTGACGGTGCGACGCTTCGGCAGCCGGCACCCCTGGACGATGACCCCGCAGCAACTGGTGGACGCGGCGAGCGGGCAGTATCCGCTACCGCTGAAGATCACTCCATCCCGGAATCCCCGGATTGGACTGGTTGGTGAGCACGAGCCAGCAGTCGCCGCCGAATCGGGCCAGGAAGGGACAGTAGCATCCGCAGCCCATGACCTGCCCGTGAGCCAGCAGCTTGCACTGCTTGAGGTCCCGGTTGAAGATGGGGCAGCGGTGACAGCGGCGCAGGCATCTCAGGGTATCACGCCGGGAGCGCCACCGCCAGAAGCGAAGGAAGACGCCGAGGAGATGGAACCAGTCCATCCGGCGGTGTTCGACTTCAACAACTTTTAGCCACTCACGAAATCTGGAGAGCACATGGAAAACACTGTCACGATTCCTGAGAAGCGCAATCAGGTCCTGGTCATCTACCACCGCTCAGATTTCGACGGCATCGCCTCCCGCGAGGTCTGCCGGTATCACCTGGAAAAGCTGAACTACGAGGTCGTCTGTGCCGGCTGGGACTATGGCGATCCGCTGCCGAACGAGATGGAACGCGTGGATGAATTGACCAAGGTGTACATGGTGGACATCTGCCTGGATTCACTCATGGACAAGCCGTACACAAAGGGAAAGCTCGTCTGGATTGACCACCACAAGAGCGCCATCCAGAAGTGGGGGGAGCTTGGTCACGACGGGCTCCGGGTGGATGGCGTCGCCGCGTGTCGTCTCTGCTGGCAGTGGTTCGTGGGGATGGAGTCGGACGAACGCCCGGTTTCCGACCGGCAGCCCTACGTCGAACGCAAGCTGGAAGAACCCATGATCCTGACGCTGCTCGGGGAATGGGACATCTTCGACCTGCACGACTCCGACGTCATTCCACTCCAGCTCGGGATGAAGGCCATGGGCGAGGAGAAGGCAGCGCAGTTGCTGCGAAACGAGTTCCGGAGGTTCAACGGGGAGGAATGCCCGGGAACCATGTGGGAGCTGGGTGAGGCCATCGAGGAAGGACTCGCCATCCAGAAGTACGTGAACCAGGAGAACCGCAAGCACGCGAAGAACGCGGCGTACGACGTCACCTTCGAGGGGCTGAAGTTCTGCGCCTTGAACACAGGGTCTCCCGGGAACTCCCAGATGTTCGAGGGAGGGTATCGCGACGACCACGACGCATTGCTCGCCTGGCGCTGGGACGGGAAGCAGTGCTACGTGTCATTCTACCATCGGCCAGGACGAGAAGACCTTGACCTGTCTCCGATTGCGGTGAAGCATGGCGGAGGCGGACACAGAGGAGCAGCAGGTGCTAGAATGTCAATGAAAAGGTTCGTTGAACTCGGGCTGGCTCAATGAAGACACATTTCCAAATTCCAGTTGGAGCCAAATTCGGGTGGCTGCGGGTAACTGGCAAACCCATGCTGACAAAAGTTGGCAGGACGCACCCCAGACTCAGGTACAAATACCCCTGCGTCTGTGAGCGGTGCGATGGCATTTCCTTCGTCCTGTTTGACCATCTGGTTTACGGAAAAGTATTCTCGTGTGGTTGCTGGGGTGGCGGCAGGAAGGGTGGCGAAGTGAGATTCACGGGCGTCTCCGAAGCCAGGTCTTCCGGGTCTCTTGAAGTCATTTCGTGGCAGGAGATGAGGAAGCGCTGCCTCACCAAAAGCCATCCCAAGTTCCGTCTGTATGGAGCCCGTGGAATCACGATTTGCGACGAGTGGCTGGGGATGGACGGATTCATCCAGTTCCGCAACGACATGGGACCAAGACCTCCGGGAACTACGCTTGGTCGAATCGACAACGGTGGCCCGTATTGCAAGTCGAACTGCCGGTGGGAAACTCCAGTGCAGCAGGCAAACAACACAAGGTGGAATCGGGTCGTCAACATTTCCGGAGTCGTCGATACTGTGGCTGGACATGCCAGAAGGCTTGGGGTGAAATACGAGCCCTTGAGGAAACGCATTGACCGCCGGATGAGCATGGCCCGGATGATTGAGCTGGGGCTGGTCAAGTAACACTTTCGCATGGGCGCATCATCCAACTTCAAGGACCCGGTTGACAAAGCCGGAGATGTGGGTGGAAATCCCACTGCGCCCCACTCCTCATCCCCAGACGCAGGTGGGAAGGTCCACGGTTTGTTTCATGACTTAACCGCCTTACCTGGCATGCCACCAGCCAGAATGGACCGCAACAGCGTCGGTGGCACCCTTTCTCTCCGCCGGGTGTCCGGGCCGGGGAGTGCCGCCGGGGGAACGCAAATCACAAGCTGTTACGCGCTGACACGAGTCCGTAACCTCCCGGCGGCATGAGCTTTCACGTTCCCGAGCATCTGCGATTCCGTATGCCGGGTCATCCGCTGGATTCCGAGCCCGGCGATCCGTTCGGCGCGTTCTTCATCGCCCCGTGTCATTTGCTCCCGTGGGGCCTCAAGATCATTGCGAGCAACGGCGTGATGGACGGGAAGTCGGACACAATGTTCGAGCATGTCTCTGTCTCCAGGCTGAACAGTCCGGATACGCCGTCCTGGAACGAGATGATCGAGGCGGCGAAGCTGTTCTGGGATGACGATGACTGTCTGGTTCAGTACCGCCCGCCGGCGGCGGATTACGTGAACCTGCATCCGGGGGTTCTGCATTGGTGGCGCTGGAAGTCGGCCATGTTTCCCCTCCCGCCGAAGGAGTGCGTGTGAGCGAGACCCCGCCCGTCCAGTTCGTCCTGCGCATCACCATCCGGTGGATGCGGTCCGCCCACCGGGAAATGCGTGTCGTGCGGGAGCTGGTGTTCGCGACGGAGCACAGCGCCCGCGACTGCCAGGCGTTGATGGCGGAAGCCAGGGCGGAGCGCGGTCTCTCCGTCGAGTTTGTGCGCAAGACACCGGAGCAACCGCTATGAGCCGCTGGCACACCCATTGGAAGACCCGCGACCAGGCCCTGCGCTACTTTCGCCAGGAGGGGTTCGTCACGGGAATCGCCCGGTGCCGTGGGTGCGGTCGTTACTGGACGGCGGTCCTTCACCCGGAAAGCAACCGGACCATTCTGGAGTGCCCGCATTGCTCCGCCATGAACAGCGACTTTGAGGAGGAGAAACCAACCGCATGAAGATACTGGGACGAGCTGGAAGGGAGTGTTACCCCACGAAGTACATCGTGGAGATCGCGGACACGGAACTGTCCGGTCTGGAGATTGAGGTGGGGAGGGACGAGAACCCACGGGAGGTTCCGCTGGACAAGATCATCGAGAAGAACGCCCTGATTCGCAAGCAGAACTACAAGGTCCAGGAGCTGATCCGGCTGCTGGAGGAACTGAGACCACCGCCAGAGCCATGAGCACCCAGCGCCGCATTGAAACCCTGAAGCAGATCGAGCAACTGATCTGTGTCGACCGCCCCGCCGTCTATGGCGACGCGGACCGCAATCTGAACGACACGGCGAAGGCATGGTCCGTGTATCTGAACCACGAGATCAGCGCAACGGACGTGTGCTGCATGATGGCGCTGATGAAAGTCCTCCGGCTCAAGGCGTCCAAGGACCACCGTGACTCGATGCTGGATGCCGCCGGCTACATGGCGATTGCCGCGTCGATGGAGAAGCCATGAGCGCATTGACCAAAGACGGCATCGCCTTGCTGGAACACCCCGTGAAGGAGTTCCCGTGCCCGTACTGCCATGCAGGAATCCGCATGATGCTCGATGAACCGGACTGGGTCAAGGCGCGGTGGCTGGCTGCCCTGAAGCAGGAGAACGACAGGCTCCGGGCCGTGGTGCATCGCCTGATCGAGGCCATCGAGAACGCCGTTCCCTCCGACAGCGCGAGATTGATCTGTGACGCATTGAGGAGAACACCATGACGATACCCGAACTGTTGACCTTGAGAGACCGGGCGCGCATCCAGTGGCACGAGCCCTGGTACGGGCTGGACGAGCTGGGCAACGAAGTCTTGGTGGATGCGGTGATGGCGCTCACGGTGGACGGGGCCATCCGGATGCGACGCCGGGCCATTCACGAGCTGGCGCAGAAACGAACCGCGACGGAGGCTTTGGAGATGTTGCAGGCCACGGAGGAGGAGCTGCTCATCGACCAGATCGTCATCAACTGGGCGGAGGTGGTCCTCGACGGGACCGTCATCAAGGTGGACATCGATCTGTATTGCGGCCAGGTTCCCTGCCGGTGTGCGGACCCTTCACCGGGTCAAAACCTGTAAAGCCATGTCCCACACGCCCGCGCACCACGAGCTGAAGGTCTTCGCCGACCTGCGCCAGGCGGAGGTGGTTCTGGACGAAAATGTCATCGAGGCGGACTGGAGATGATCGTGGACCTGAAAGACTGGCTGAAGCGGATGGAAGCCACCCTGACCGGACCCGAAGGACCGCCCACAGCATACCAGCTTTCCCAGGCCCTGTCCCACGCCATGAACACCGGAGATTTCGAGATGCCCAAGGTCTTCGCCGACCTGCGCCGCCATCTGGACGAAGCCACGCGGAAGCTGGTCCGGAAGTACGTCCTGGAGGTGGAGCGGCTCACCGAGGCCCAGCTCGCCGACGTCATCGCCCAGGCCATCGAGGCGGGGGACTTCATCCGGCACATCCGCTTCGACGGAGCCCAGAGCGTGGTCTACATCCCCTACGCGGAAGTCGAACGGCTCAAGTCCCGGATCGCGCATCTGGAGGAGCGGCTCCGGCGGTACGGCATCGCGGAGGAGGAGGAGCCGGAGGTGTGAGCGCCGGAATCAGGGTTACCACGCTGGAGGGCATTGCCCTGGCCCGGGAAGGCCGCAGGTCCCTGGTCTGCCCCTCCGTGTACTGCTGGAGAACGCCCCGCCCCGCCGCCGTGATCCTGAATCTCTCCGGGGAGATCATTCTGCGCCTGCTCCGGGAGGGGCTTTACCTGTATGAGAAGCCATCGCCGCCGGAGAAGAAGGGAGGCGTCTGTCCCTCATGCCATCCCTGAACCACAGCGGCATCCGGATTCTTTCCCTCGACCATCTGGTCATGGCGCAGGAGAACCATCTCGCCGTGGTCTGCCCGTCGCTCCACGGCTGGCGGCAGCCCCATCCCGCCGCGTTCATTCTGTCATTGCCGGGACGGAACATCCACCGCATTCTCCTGGCCGGACTGTATCTTTGCCAACCAGGCACGAAAGGCGGTGAGACACACATGCCTAAAGGCAAGCCGAAGGGCGGAAAGAAGGGCAGCGGTTGCGGTTAAACCCTCAACTCCGGAGAGGGACCCACACTCTCTCTCCGGACTCACACACCCCATGAAGTACAGCATCACCATCACGAAGGACATCGACGACACCCACCGGCTCACGATCCGGAAGGGGAGAAAGCTCCTGGTCGCCATCCCCGGGTTCGCCACGAAGAAGCAGGCTCTGAAGCATCTGAATGAGCTGGAGGAAGCCATCGCCTACAGCACCGCCGTGTATGAAGATTGAACTCCATTCCCGCTGGAGACACCGGAAGAAGGGGACGCTCTACCGGGTCACTCTCATCAAGGGCGACGAGATCCGGCTGGTGCCCGAGCCCTTCCAGAAGGGCAGGGTCCGGAGTCTCTGGAAGTGGTCGTCCCTGTTACCCTTGGACTATGAATGTCTCGACCGGGACTTCTGATCCCCTGCTCCACACCCGGTGGATCAACAAGCTGGACTTCGTGATGGAAGTCGTTGAGGAGACCCCCCACGAAGTCCGGCTGAAGACCGTCTCCCGCACGCTCTCCGACGGTTCCACCGTTGCCTTCCACCACGGCAGGACCGAATGGGTCTGGAAGGGGGACCTGAAACCGCCGAGGTTCCAGAAGGAGGATCAGTGAAGGGAACTATCTTTCGTTGGTGATCAAGCACTTGCGAGGTAGAGGCCAGATTCAGGCTTGACTTTTTGCCTCGGCCCCCGTACCCCGAGCGCCCCGGTCCTCGTCAAGCGCGAGGGGTCGTACGCACCGCTGTGCGCGTCCTCCTTCCTCTGTTCTCTGTTCACCGCCAAGGGGCTCTGCGCGAGACTCTCTGTTCTCTGTTCCCGCCACCACTCTGTTCACTCGCACTGGTTGCCTGCTGGAACGGACGCCTCCCCGGTGTCCTCTGTTTACTGGGTGGAAGGGGCTGAAAGTTGAGAGAAGGGGTGTATTATATGCCCAGGCACTGATGGCGTTCCCACCCCTCCCCCCCTCCCATTACCCTTCTTATCTGGGGTTACTTCTCTCAACTTAGCCACACTTTCTGGATTGTGCGGTCACTGGATCGCAACGCTCTTTCTCATTAGGCTAGGCAAATTTCCTCAGTGGCGAAACCTCTCTTAGATGCCAGAAAGCCCGAGTCCCCCGCAGATTGGATGCCCCTTGTGGGGTGAGTCCGAAGCGGCCCTTCAAAGGGACAACGGCGAGCAGCGAAAACAAGGCTGCGGCGGTGAGTGAGAAAGCCCAAGCGGAAATTTGGCGCAAAAGAGGCCAGCCCGGGGCTGAATCCGGGATTTTGTCCGCGACGATACAAGGGGGAACATGAGGCATGCAAGCCGTTTCCCTTGGAGCGTGGGGGATGATCAAGGTGTGGCATGCTGCAAAAAGCGCCTTGATCGACCTACGTGACGGGGCGGACGCCCGAAAGGATAAAGGTTCAACGTACGCCTTGGTTTGCTGTTTGTGCTGAAGTACGTGGCAGGACAACGGGGGAATCCCGTCAAGTCTGAAGTCAAACAGGGTTGCATGCTCCAGCCAAAAGGAGCACGCGCTTTCCCGTTCCCTCTTGCTTGTCAGTGAGAGCTTGAACAAAGGGAAAGCCTTCCGTTATTCCCGCTTTGCTTAGGGTACTGCGGGAGCTATTTCGGCAAAGGGGTGTTTGCTTACGGCATTCGCCCCGTTGCCAGTCTCACCAAGGTGAACACTTCCGCGCAGTGTGAGACGAAAACAGAGCAATGACGCTCTGGCCAAGGGTCACCACAGCACAAGGAAAACATAATGAATACAGGCATGATCGTTCTCGGTTCCAAGAGTATCGCCCTTCCCGAAGGTACGGGCATGACAACGGTGAAGCGCGGCAAAGGGTTCGTCCCGGTGCTGGCGTTCGCTGGCAAAACGTACGCGGAATTGAATGAAGCGGGCCGGGCCGATGGATTGAAGGGCAAGGCGTTGAAGCGGTTCCGCCAAGCGGCCTTCCGGGGCGATCTGGCCAAGGCGGCATGGGTGCGGCACGACGGGATTCTGTCGGCGGCACGGTCGGCGGGGTTCGTCCCGGCGGAGTTAAAGCCCTTGTGCAAGGGTGAGAAGTTGAATGTCACCTATGTCCGCCCCGACGAAATCAAGGTCGCGGCTCCCGCGCCGGACGTGTCGGGCATCATCGCGAGGCTCAAGGCCAAGGGTCACTCCGATGCCGAGATTGCCGAGATTCTCGGAGCTTGAAAGCGCAGAGCGAACGGGGATCGGCCCCGTCTAATGCGGCATCCCGGTCGCAAGCCCGGGAATCTCACGTCGTCGTTCCGCGCCGGGACGGTTCTCCCGGCAAAACTGAAAGGTTCATCGTGAAGTTTTCCCTTCATACCATTACGGTCCACCAGTTCATCGTTCCCTTCACCGTCCAAGGCGAAGCGGAAGAACGGGAAGCCTTGATCGAAATCCCGGAGCTTGGCCTTGGAAAGCTCACTCTGGGCGAGCTGGAACAGACCGCGGGCCGGATCGTGCTGGACTCCGAACGGTGGGCGGGCCGGGCCGTGACGATCAGCAACGCGCCGGAATATCAGGAACGCCGGCGCGAAGTCCGTCCTTCGTGGGATTTGCCCCTTGCCCTTCGCTGATCTCCCGGAGATTCCCGGACCTTGCTCCGGGTCTTCCCTTCTGATCCCCTGATCTCAGAGTGTCAGAACGGAGGATGGTCCTCCCGTAAACCGCAACAAGCAGAAGTCGAAAGCAAAGCATCATGTACACCAGCAGCATTCCCGCAGTGTCCGCCCCGGCGGAAGCCTCGTTCAAGGGCAAGCCGGTCATCACGCTGCCCGATCCCGATGACTCGGCCAAGCCGGGCATCCAGTTCGGCGTCCGCAAGTGCCGGGCCTTCCTCGCCAACGCGGAAGCCGTCAAGGCGTTTGTCGGGAAGCATCACAAGCCGGCCAGCAAGCCCGACTACAGCGGGATCATCGCCCGGCTCCGCGCCATGGGCAAGACCGAGGCAGAGATCAAGGCCATCGTGGGGGAGTGACCCACCTTAGCCACACTCCGCCAGAACCGCGCACGGTGGTCCGCCAAGGGGCCGCCGTGCGTTCCTAACCTCGCCGCCGGGCAAATTGTGCGTCCGGTGCTGGTCCCAAGCCCAGAGCCAAAGAGGGATGGGGGAACCGTTCAATCACAAGGAACCAATGAAACATGCCAAAAAGCGCCGGCTCACCCCGGAACAAATCAATCGGCTGATCTTGGCTGCCACCGTCCGGAATCTGCCGGAGAACTGCCGGGAAGCTCACCTGATTCGCGCTGCCCGCAACGGCACCATCTTCATCGCGGACGAACTGTAAGCGGTGAACTAAAACGCGAAAGGAAATCATGACCAAGATCGAAAGTCTCAGCCGTGCGGGATATAGCACGGATGAAATCGTTGAGCATTTGCTCGAAGCCGCCACCCGGAAGCGGGAGGAAAAGGCGCGGGAGATGGCGGAACAGGAACGCCTCAAAATGGAGGCGATCCACAAGGCGCGGAGCGAAGCGCCAAAGACCACGGCGGCAGCCGTTACCCTGCCGGACGGGAAGCGTGGTCACTACCTGCTGCCCTTGCTGGTGGCCGCCATGAAGGCGGGCGTCAACGTGGCGCTGGTCGGCCCGGCGGGTTCCGGGAAGACCACGGCGGCTGCCATGGCGGCAGAAGTCCTGGGCATGGGGTTTGAAGCCGTGTCCTTCGGGCCAACGACGTCCAAGTCGGATTTGTTCGGCATGCGGGACGCCAGCGGCAAGTATCACGACACGGGTCTGGTCCGGTCCGCCCGGGACGGCAAGGTCTTCCTGGGGGATGAACTGGATGCCGGCCACCCGGGCATCGTGACGGGCATCAACATGGTGCTCGCCAACGGACACTTCAACACGGTGGACGGGATGCTCTCCAAGCACGGTGGATTCCGGGCCGTCTTCGGGATGAATACCTACGGTCGGGGACGGGATCGCAAGTACGTGGGACGGAATCAACTGGACGCCGCGTCCCTTGACCGCCTGTTCGTGGTGGAATGGGGATACGACTGGGGTCTCACCGCCAGCCTGTCGGGAGTCCCGGACTTCCCGAGTCCCGAACTGAACCTCGCCGAAGGTGGACTTCTCTCTGCCGCCGACTGGTTCCGCCGGGTTTACGGTGTCAGCCGGGCCGTCGAAGCCTTGGGCTTGGAAGTCATCGTCTCGCCCCGGGCCGTGATCGAGGGTAACAAGCTCTTTGCGGCAGGCGTGGGCCGGACGCACGTCGAAGCGGGCATTCTCTGGAGGGGCATGGATTCCGCCACCCGCACGAAGATCGAAACCTGGGTTCTCAATCATCATGAATCATGAAGACCGAACACCTGGAACGGTACACGTGGGACGCGTGGCTGGCGCACGTCGGACAGCCGGCCACGGTCAGCCCGCAATCGCGCCAGTCTGAATGGCCGGACCGCGACGGCTTCAGCCAGACCGCCACCTACGCCGAGGCGCTTGACCTTGCCCGGAAGGGCTGGCCGGAAGGGCTGGAGCAGATCAGAGCGCAGTTCACCGCCATCAAAGCAGTCCTGAACGTCGGGGATGAAATGAATTCCCGGCTGTCGGACAGCGGAGATGATGTCGAAGTCGGTCTGTTTCTGGACGGCGACCCGGAGCACTGGATCGAGTATCCGCTCATGCCCAAGGCGCACCCCGTCGTCAAGCTGATCGTGAGCATCTCGGCCAGTTGCGGCGTGAGCGCCGAGACCATCTTCCGCAAGGGTGCGGCCATCGTGGCCGTGGTGGACGGACTCGAAGCATCGGGCGTTCGCTGCGAAATCGAGGCGGACCACACGGTGAACGCCTCGCCCAGCGGCAAGGGGAACACCTACACCAACCGCATCATGGTCAAGCGGGCGGAGGACAGCCTGGATCTGGACCGGATCGCCTTCGCCCTGTGCCATCCGAGCATGCTCCGGCGGCTTTGCTTCCGGACGCACGAACTCGGAACAGACGCGGAATGGGAACGTCGGGGCGGGAAATCCTACGGTTACCCTGAAGACCCGACACCCGAGCCGGGAGCGTACGTGGTGCCGTGCGCTTCGTGGAGCACGCCCGAATGGCGCACGCTCGAAGGCGCAGCCGCCAAGGCGAAGGCGATCATCGCGGAACTCGAATCCGCCGTCGTCTGACACGAACACCAGCCCCGGGGTTCATCCTCCGGGGTTGCCTTCGGTTCAGAGACAACAACAACCCAAGGAAAAACATGGAAAAGAAGACACTCAAGCTCATCAATCTCACCTCGCACCAAGTCTCCGTCTATGGCGATGACGTATCGCAAGGTCCGCTCGCCATCCTCAACCCGGACGGCACCGTCGCCCGCATCGGGACGGAGAATCACCTCGAACTCACGGTCAACGGCATCCCGGTCTATGTCATGGAGCCGGGCGAGATTGTCGGCTTGCCCGCACCACAGGACGGCGTGGGCTGGATCGTCTCGACACTGGTGCGGCAGGCGCTGGCGTGGCGGCGGGACCTGTTCTCTCCGGGTGAACTGATCCGCAACGAACAGGGTCAGCCCATCGGGTGCCGGGGACTCGTCTGCAACTGAACCGAACCATGAAGCCAAAGCCCGTCTCCCTCATCCGCAGGATCGCCATCCGTCACGGCGTGCCGTCACAGTGGATCGGCAACAAGCGCCGGGACGAAGTCATCTTCGCATCGCTCGACTGGTACGACACGCGGGCCAGCCTCGCTTCGCTGGAGCGCAAGCCGGACGAGGCGGAGGCGTGGAATGACAAGCGCGCCGAACTGGAAACGGCCATCCTTTACTAAACCCCTAACGAAACAAGAAACACATGAACAAGAAAGCAGCCAAGATATTCCTCGCCATCGTGGCCGTCGGTGCCGCCATCGGAATCGGCACGTGGTGGAAAGATCGTTCAGACGGCATCGCCTTTCGGGAATACCGTCACGAACAACATCTCCGGTACATGGAGAACCACCGCCAGCAACAGGCGGAGTTGAATGCCGAACTGAACGCGATGGACAAGGCCAGTGAGGCGGAGAATCGCCACAATGAACTGCTCGACGCCATCCAGGAAGTCCGGGACGCGCAATGGGATGCCGGCGAATGATCACCGCCATCCTCACCGAATCACTATTACCTATGATTGACCATCACGAAACCGTCATCGAAATGATTGACGTCGGTCCCCTTCAAGAAGATGGGGACTTCAACGGGGAGGACATGGAAACACAACTCTACCAGAAGATGGAGCTGCACTACAAGGGCAAGACCCGTATCCTCATGCACCTGAAGTTCATCGAGGTGGATGAACAGGGTATCGCCACCAATCCCGAACTTCGGGAGGATGTCAGGCTGGTCGCTGAACTCTGCGCGTGCTGTCCAGGGGAGCTGACCACCATCGAGATTGACGGTCGCCGGTATGTGCCGGTGGCTTTTCCGTTCACCACACTGTAAGGAGAACCACATGCAGAGATTCATTGCCAGAGTCAGGCGCGACTTCACGAACGGAGCGGTCGGATGGGCACCGGGCGGTCCGATGGATTGCCTCGGGCCTTACGCCAAGGTGGAGAACTGCCCGATCAAGGGCACGAACTTCAAGCACACGGCCTACGCCACCGGATACGCGGACACGTTCTTCTCGGTGCCGGCGCGGACCAGACACAAAGGTGCAATCATCACGGGATTCTTAACCAGCGGCGAGGACGGCCCAGTATTCGTGCCCCACACTTGCGAGCAGTGGAAGCTGACGCCGTGGAACGAGAAGCGGTTCCGTCTAATCCCGTGCGTGGAATGGACCGAGGGATGCGGAGATGAACCGCCGAGACGAATGCGCTGGAAAGTCCAGTGGCAGGCAAACACGGTGGCCTGGAATGAGGAACTCTATGCTACCAAGCGGGAGGCGCTCAAGCGGTGCGGCGAGATTGCCCGGCTGCTGGAGAAACGAAAGGAAGGAACACCATGACCAAACGATCCATGACGAAGCTGGCGAGACTCATCGTCCGCTTCCACGACAACGAACCGGAAACCCTGTGGACCCAAGCGGAGCGGAACTGCTTCGTCATGGGTGCCATGCACGCCTGGGATATTCTGGCGGAGCACACCACACCTATGACCATTTCCAATATCCGGGAGTGGGCAAAGCAAACCAAGACGGAAAGACTGAGCAATCCATGAAAACCAAGACTGAATGCCCGAAGCTCGCTGCGCTGGCGGAGGGATGCAACAATGGCATGAGCAACAGCTATGCCCTCATCCGGTGCCTGGGCGAAGCCATCACCGAACTGAGTCCCGGCGAAGTCCGCGATCATCCGGCGGTCAAGTGCATCGTCGGACATCTGAGCTACCTCATCGGGGAGTCGCTGGGTCCCACGTTTAAGGCGATGGAAGCCCACGAAAAGTGGGAGAAGGAGGAGGCATGACCAAACCCGCGAAGAAGACAGAAACCATCCGAATCAAACGCTCCGAACTGCGGAGAATGTATCGGGCGCTGCACGAAGGGGGATTTGCCCTGCTGTGCTGCTCCGACGTTCTCTCTGGCAGAGGCAAACCCACGAAGGCTCAACGTGCCGAACTCGCCCACGATGCGGACCTGCTGGCTACCCGACAGGATCGGGCGGCGGGGCTGGCGTGGAAACTGATGGGGGAGAAACCATGATCATCACCTACGACGGGGCGCACGACGCCTACATCTACAACGGGCGGGAGTATCCCACCCTGCACGAAGCTGAAGTCGCTGGCTTGCAGGATCAACTACGGGTGCTGCGCGAACAGCGGGACGAACTTGCGGAGGCATTGCAGACTATCATTCAACGGATTGATAACGCGCCGGATGAATGGTTCAGCGAAGAATGCGAGGGCTTCGATGTAAATGCCGCTCGCTCCACCCTAGCCAAAGTGAAAGGAATCACACCATGACCATTACACTGAAGCTGTTCGTCGAGTACAGCAGCACGCAGCACGCGGAGGAACTGTGCCAGCAACTGCACCGTGCGGCGGAGCATCTGCTGGACAACGGTTTGCTCACCGGAAACATCGAGGCGGAGGTGGTCGAATGCACCCACGAAACGACCATTGCTTTGCACCCATGCCCTTGTGGCAGCGGGCTGGAATCGGAATGGGAATACGACGCACGCGGCATCGAGCTTGGCCGCATGTGCTCTCAGTGCAAGCCGGAGCGCCTCGGCAAGTTCCGCCCCGAGGTTCTCAGTGACAGCAACTACACGGCGGATGAACCCATCGAAGAAGACTGATATGCAACTCAAAGACATCGAGCAGTGGAAGCCGATTCTTTCGGCCATACTGGATGGAAAACAGATTCAGTACAAACACCACCCAAGTGCAGGAGGTCCATACGAATTCAGGGACGTGACCCCCGACTTCAACATCGGGCTGCTTGGAGAGCCGGGCGACTTCCGCATCAAGCCGGAGGAGGAGGTTGACACCTACTTCATCCGGCATCTGGTCAAGCGGAAGAATAGACTGGACGTATTCATGGTCATCGGAGCGACGACAAAGGAGCTGTTGATCGGAGGTCTCCTTGTTCCCAGGGACGAACTCCGGTTCGACTGGCTGCACTTCGAGAACGGGCAATGGCTTCCGTTCCCCTGATACCACCATGACCATCAAACCATGCCCATTCTGCGGCGGCTCAAAGCTTGAGATCGCCATCGGCACTACGGATCGGGAAGGCTGCCCGGTGAGCGTCGTGTGTGACGATTGCGGTGCCCAAGGTCCGTGGAATTACACCAGGAAGATTGACGTCACTGTCGAGGAGGTGGCGGCGGACACCAAATGGAACGAACGAACATCATGACTACCACACCCATCAGCGACCCGGACTTCCGGGCGCACATCAAGTCTCTGCTCGGGCAGGGTACTTTCCCGAAGCGGAACGCTAAGAACAAGCTGGACTTCGGGGACAACGACACGGTGAGGCTTCAGCTCAAGCGTCCCTTCGTCAACATCGGTGACAACGACATTGTGAACGTGGACACGGCGTGGGGCGTGTTCCTCGGCAACGACGGCAAGCACTGGTACGTGCTGCCGTATCGTGGAATCAGCTACACCTGTTCGGATACGCTCGAAGTGTTCGACAGTGAGGCGGCAATGAAGGAACGCTGGGTTCTGGATTGATACCATGAGCGACAACCTCGAACTCCGCTTCGACATCAGATCACGCATCCCGGATCAACCCGAGCTACCGCTTCCGCCGATGGGGTATCGCCTGGCCACGCACGCCGAGGCGGTGGAGCAATGGCACACGGCGCTCATGTGGCGGTTGCCCGTAAAGCACGGGAGCTTTCGACCGACGCAGTGCTGGGTGCGATTCGGGTTCAGCCCTACTCCGGCATTGTATGCAGTGAGAGAGTGATTTCCCGCGTCCTCACAAGGGGCGCGGGGGCTGGGGCCGGGGCTGCATGGTTGACAGGAGAGCGTCAGTTCTTCGCCGTGCAGCCCCGGTTTATTTCCGCAAGACAATCAAGTAAACATGAAACAAACCACAGGAGAATTACGCGTTCACAATCTGGATGCGGCAAGACAATGGGCGGATGACAGGGACTTGTTCCTGATCGTCATCTCCGCCGAGACGAAGACGGTCCGGTTGGAATCCGGGATCGAAGGGTTCCCGGAGTACACCAACCGGGAGCATGTCATGAGTCAGGCGGAAGTTCCACGCTGCATCTATTGCGGATGCGACGAGGACGAAGTGTTCACGGGCAACGAGCTGTGCATTGACGAGCCCTTCAGCGCCGTCGTGTTCGAGTCCATAGCCAATGGCGGGACGCCCCAGTCCATTGCGGATGGGATCAAAGACATCAAGTAATCATGATCACCGAAGACCAACGCATGGCCATCGTCGAGAGGGACGAAGCCGCCTGCGCTGCCCTTAAGAAACTCTGGGCAGATGTGCGGCAGAAGAAGATCACCATCGAGCGGGCTGCCCGGTTGCGCTCGAACATCATTGGGAATTCGTTACAGAGAAATGCCATGAAAGCGAAGACACTCATCATCGTACTCCTGCTGTGCGTAGGAGTCGAAGCGAAGACGATCACAGCAGAGGTGACAGCGTTCTGCCATTGCCGCACATGCACAAAAGGCACCGGACTCACTGCCTTGGGACGCAAACCCATTCAGGGTATCACGGTGGCCGGACCAAGGCGTCTGCCCCTGAACTCACTCGTCCACATCGAGGGCGTGGGTCGCCGCCGGGTGGAAGACCGGCTCGCGAAGCGGTATGACCATCGCTTCGACATCTACTTCAAGCGTCACTCGGACGCCCTTGCCTTCGGTAAGAAGAAACTCAGGGTAACAGTGTTACAATGAAAGCTGACAAATCAAAGATGGCCTACGCCTGCAAGCAGGAAGGACGGAACTCGAATGCGTGGTTCACCCCTTCCAAGTACATCGAGAGCGCCCGGGCCGTGCTCGGGAACATCGATCTCGATCCGTTCTCCGATGACCATGCCAACCTCGTCGTCAAGGCGGGCAAGTATTACACAGTGGAAGACAACGCCTTCCGCAAGCCGTGGAAGTGCGGCACCCTCTGGATGAACCCGCCCTACTCCGGCGCGGAATGCAAGGCGGCGGTGTTCAAGTTCCTCGCCGAGTGGAACCTCGAACACTTCGAGTCTGGCATCTTCCTCGTGAACAACGCCACGGAAACACAGTGGTTCCAGCAGGTGCTCAAGTCATGTGACGCTGTGTGTTTCACCAACCACCGTATCTCGTTCTGGAATGCGGATGGCAAGGAGATCAGCGGTAACACGAGGGGACAGGCGTTCTTCTACTTCGGAGACGAGCCGCACACTTTTGCTGGCGAGTTCGTCAAACATGGCGTAGTGATTCTGGGCAGCGCAATCATCTGACGTATGCCTGGAAAATCTGCCGCCGGAATTCACGGCGCTTCACTGGAACAGTTCGTGGTCAAGCCGGTCTCTGATGCCGGATGCGCACTGCTTGACCAGCACGGCAGGAAGCTGCTTCGTCAATCCTCTCTGGCAACGCTGCCATCCATCAACATGGGAAGGCCATACTTCGCCACGCACATTGCCATCCCGTATATCACCAGCATCTATGGAGTGCCGTGGGTATTGGACATGTTCATCTGGCATCCGGTCAAATTCAGGCGCGGCCTTGTCCTGGAATGCAAGTGGCAGCAGGGTTCCGGTTCGGCGGATGACAAGATGCCGTTCTCTGTCCTTTCGCTTAGCCACATTCGGGACGATGGGCTGGCTGAGGTGGCTGCCTTAATGATGGAAGCACATGGAATGAGAGAGTGCGTCAAGATTTGGGTCCGCCGGCAGTGCAAGGACAAGGGCATCGAGTTGTTCGAGTCCACTTCACACTGGGCTGGCTGGATCAAAAACAACCTGTAACAATTTGCCGCCCTCCATGATGGAGACCGGCGCAACGCAGAAGACAGAGCAACACATGATCACCGCAACATTGAACACTGGAACGAAGTCAGCAGCCGAGGAGCTGGAGAGCCGCATCAAATGCTCCGGCTGGATCGGGGCCATCCGCAAGAAGATTCCCGACATGACGGCCATGCACCAGTCCCTCTCCTGCACAGTGCTGGTCGGAAACCTAAAGCAGGACGACCTGTTCAAGTCGCAGGACTTGATGGCCACCCTCGAAACTCTGACCAACCGCTGCATCAATGGCACCATTGCGTGGAGCGTTTTCGCCAACAAACTGGGTCCTCTGGCCTCGCACATCGTTGAGGGCAAGTTCCGCGAGATTCTCGGCCTCATCGAGGTGAATCCTTCCATTCCCACATCAAATCCCATTGCGCCGACACCCGTCGAGGCCGTCATTGAGAACGAACCGGAGACGGAAACCGTTCCCGATCCAGTTCCGGTGGCCGTGGCGCTGGGCACGATTGACACTGTCAATGGCACCAAGGTTAAGCACGGCATCAAGGTCCCCCGCATGGAAGCTCCAAGCTTCGAGCCGACCGTCGAGCCCATCGCCAAGCCTGGAGACCCCATGTCGGTCATGGCGGAGAGCATCGGGAAGTATCTCGAACCGTCCATCATGCACGCCATCAAAGCCTGCGAGGCTCGCGCCATCCTCCACGTCAAGCCGGCGTTGGATGCCGTGGCGGAAGCCGTTGAGGGCATTGACCGCCGGGTCACAGCGATGCCCGGAAGGGCGCTCAGCGTGGAGCAGGTCAAGCCGGAGGACGTGGCCCGGGCCGTGAACGAGCAGTTCAATTCACGGGCGGACGGCGAGCTGCGCAAGCTGATGCAGGGTGTCGCCCCGTCCATGTTCAGCGAGGTGCTGAGCAAGGCCGCCGATGCCGTGTCCTCCGTCACTGCCAGACCGGACATGGAGGTTCGCCTCACCGCCGCGTACCAACCGAAGGTGGACCCGGCCTACGCCTGGACGAAACAGCTCACCATCATGGCGCAGTTGATCGAGAAGGCATCGGACATCGCGCCACAGAACGCCGTGCTCGTCGGACCAGCAGGGTGTGGCAAGACCGAACTGGCGATTCAATTCGCCGCCACGTACAGCCGGTTCATCATGATCATGGACTGCGCCAACATCCGTGAGGCCCGCGAATGGTTCGGCACCAAGGGCGCTGCCAACGGGGCAACGTACTTCCGCAAGTCACAGTTCTGGATGGCGGTTGAAAAGGGTAACGCCGTCATCCTGCTGGATGAACTCAACCGCCTGTCTCCGCACGTCCTCAACGCTTTGATGCCGCTGCTGGATCACCGCCGGCAGTCGTTCGTCGAGGAAGTGGGCGAGGTGCTCAAGGTCGGACCGCGCACCGTGTTCTTCGCCACGATGAACGAGGGGCTGGACTACTCCGGCACCCACACGATGGACCGGGCGTTGAAGAACCGGTTCCCGCGCCGCATCGAACTCTCCTTCCTTCCCGAGGACAAGGAGCAGACGGTCCTGCTGGACAAGATTCCCGGGCTGTCCAAGCCTGACGCCGAGAACCTCGTCAGTCTCGCCAACACCATCCGCGCCAAGGCAACCGGCTTCGGAGGCGGTCTGTCCGAAACCATGTCCACCCGCCAGCTCATTGCGGCGGCGCAGGACTTCGTGCTCGGTGGGACCAATACGTTCCAGTCCACCGTGTTCAATCACTTCACCGCCGAGGGTGGAAATGACTCGGAGCGGGCGCAGGTTATCAACATGTTCCAACTGAAGGGCTACACCTTCGCAGACTAAGGGAGATACCCCATGACCAAATACGAACAGGAGTACATCGAACGGGCCGCAGCCGGCATCAGCGGACGCGTGAGCACCAGCGCCCCCGCCGAACAGCCGACGGCTGCGGAAGCCAAGGAGTGGTACGAGCAGGAACTGGAGGAGCTGGACGCCTGGGATGACAGTCAGTACACCGGTCGTTCCGTCTCGTCCACCAGCAAAATCCTGGGGCACTACGCCGGGTGGGACCGGGACTGGGGGACGGATTCCTCAGCCAAGCTGAACAAGGTGGGCTGCGAGTTGGTCCGCCTGTTGAACTCGGTGAGAAACTCGGCGCTCGAAGGCGAAGACGTGGAGAAGATTCTCTCCGTCTGCTGGGCGTCCAAGGAGAACCCGGCAACCAATGGACCGGGCAAGTCAGCCATCGCCATCAATCCCGACTTCATCATCGGGAAGGATGGGAAGCAGGACAACAGCTCCAAGCCAGAAATCGTGGACGGTCTCGGTGGGCAGCTCCTTCTGGGCGCTACCCTGTTGCGAACCCGCAGCCGTCAGGCTTGCAAGGATGCCCTCAACGGGGCGTCTGAACCGAACGCCTCCGCCGTGAAGGAAATCTGGATGGCGACCGAAAGCGCCATCGCACGGCAGGAACTTCTCGCCAACTGGCCCGGGGCTGCACCGTATTTGCACCGGCATCAAATGCTCACCTGCACCAACCAGATGGAGGCACAGATGTTCGTGGCTCAGAACTCCGGCAACCTCGCCGGCGCAGTGGCGGCGCTGTGCTGGGCGCTTAACAATCCGAAGCATCCGTTGGTGGTGCCGCCGGATACGGGAACTCACCTCAAGGTAGCCGTGAAGATACTGGAGAAGGCCCGCAAGACCGCACGGTATCAGGTGGCTGTCGAAGTCTTCAACTACCTCGCCAGCCACTTCCCACCGCCTCCGCCTCCGGAGAGTAACGATGGGGACAAGCCTGAAGACGGAGGATACAACCCGCCCGAGTTGGACCCTCCTCCGGGCAGCGACAATCAGGGTGACAGTTCCGATGGTGGAAGCGGCCAGGGTGAAAACCAGGACCAGGACCAGGACCAGGACGACTCCGAGAAGGAGAAGGAGAAGGAGAAGAATGAGCCTGAGAAGGAACCCGAGAAGGATGACGGTGACACTGCTGAGAATGGTCCGAAGCCGGACGACAAGCCGGACGACAGCGGCCAGGGCAAGAACAGCGATGGCGTTTCTGGCGATCCGAAGCCCGATCCGAAGCCTGAGCCTGAGCCTGAGCCTGAGCCCAAGCCCAAGCCCGAGCCCAAGCCGAAGAAGAAGGCACCCGCTCCCAAGTCCAACGACAACACGCTGTTCGGCGATCCCATCGAAACGAACTGCCGGAATACACCGGACGAAATCCGGCAGGATGACAACCTCGACGCCTTCGATCTTCCGGATGTTCCGGATGGGTGTGCCATTATTGAAGGTGTGCGCATCAAGGATGATGACGACATCCTCTGTGATTACGGTCTCAAGACCAAGGAGAGAGTCTATGCCCGCATCGCCACAGCAGCCAAACCGCTCACGCAAAGCATCATGCAGTCGCTCAGGTTTCGGGCGACTAATCCGTCCATGCCAGTGCATGGGCTTCAGTCCGGAGAACTGGACGACGGTTCGCTCTACAAGCTGATCGACCGCAAGGACAATCACCCGCACGTCTTCGAGCGGATGGAAGTCAACGCCATGCCGGATGTCAGCATTGGCATTCTGGTAGATGAGTCCGGCTCCATGGGAACAGTGCGCTATGGCCGGGAGATTCCAGGGTTGAAGGTCAACCGCGTCCATGCGTTCGAGGCGGCCAGGTACACGGTCATTGCCATGGTCGAGGCGTTCTCGAAGCTGATGGGGATTCACACCTGTGTCTGGGGTCATTCCCAATCAGGAGCTGGAGTTGACCTGTATCCGTATCTGGACAAGACTCATCGCGACAAGACCAGGATTGCCTGCATCAAGTGTCACGGAGTCAACGCCGATGGCTATGCCATGCAACACGTCATGCGCTTGCTCAACGAGAACAAGCCGGACGCCAAGCAGAAGTTCCTGTTCGTCATCGCCGACGGGTGCCCGAATGCCCGGGGCTATATCCTGGATTCTTATGGGGTGAGCCATCCATCAACCTATGGCAATTACGACGCACGGGTTCACATGCGCAGTGTCTGCCAGTGGGGGCTGCGCAAGTTCAACATCCGCACCTTCGGAATCGGCGTCGAAGGCGAGCCGACCAGGTCGCACGGTGAGGAGATGTACGGAAAGGGACACTTCATCAATGTCCAGTCCACCGTGACCGTAGCCCGGGTCGTCAGCCAATTCCTCAGCCGCATGACCGCCAAGGTATGAATCACCCCAACCTCATCACATCGGTCGGATCGCTAGCCGAACTCGAACGCGAGACAGCCTTGAATCCCGATCAACCCGCACTGATCCTGGACGACGAGGTTATCGAACAGATCATCCGGGAACGGGAGGATTGGATCGTCGCGGCGTCGGAGAAGTGCTACCAATCATCGGAGAAGAAGAAGAACCAGGGATTCTTTACCATCCGTCCGTGGTCGGACAACCGGCTGGCCATGTACAGCCGCTTCCGTGGATTCGATGGCGAAGCCAACAACGGCTGGACGCTCACGATCTCGCCGAACCTGCGCAACAAGAATGAGTCCGCAATGTGGCTGATTCATTACTTCGAGCAAACCGCCGGACCCAACTGCGCGGTGAAGATCGCGACGTTCGATCTGGAGTAGATCACCGCATCACATGACGGCCCTGCCATGGTGGCGACCCGTCCTTCACATACCGCAATGAGTCAACACTATGTACCGCCCGATGTGGGCGAGATGAAGAATAAGATATACACCATGATTGCTGACGAAAGAGTCCGCATCAAACGACATGAGATCATCAAGGGATTCATCCCGAAGTTCATCGGCAAGACCGTGATGCGCAAGAAGCATGAACTAGAAGCGAAGCTCAATCTGCACCACCCCGAGGCTCCGTTGGAATCCGGGTCTGAGTATTGCTCCAAGAACTGGAGCGTGCGCCAGGATTACAACCACTGGGTGGTTATGCCTGGAAGTCATCGCATCGCCAAGCAGGAGGATGACGCGTCCTACGTCAGGTTTGACCTGGGAGAATTCAGGAACCTGGACTATCACAGCGGACCCGGAGCCGAGGAGAGAATCGCGAAGCTCAACAAGTTCATCGACAGCGGCGGCTGCGAACTGGTGTCCGACCTCTGCCGGAAGTTTGCGCACATGGCGGTAGCCTGGAAGTTGTTGCTGGACGAGACTGGATTGGAATACACCTTCAAGGATCACTTGAAGCAAGCACTGAGTCAGGGTTCGCTGTACATACACTAAACCAAGAAGGAGAGAACAATGCTAACCAAGAAACCAGAACAGATACTGATCCCGCTGGAGGAGATGGGAGTCACGGACGAGATGTTTACCCATGAGTCGCTGCTGCACGGACAGGGTCACGTCAACCGCGTCATCTACCACAGCCTCCTGCTGTGCCGGGTGATGGGCTACGACGACATCTTTCCCGAATGCTGGGCGGCGGCGCACCTGCACGACCTGGCTAGACGACACGAAGGTCAATGTGAATATCACGGTAGCTGGGCGATTGACGAGAAGCTCCCACAGTTCCGGAAGCTCTACGAGCGCGCCGGGGTGAAGAACTTCGACTCCGTGAAGGACGCCGTACGCCGCCATTCGCTGGCTGGTGCTGGAAGCGAGAATCCCAAGAACAGGGTGTGCGTCGTATTGAAAGACGCCGACGCGCTGGACCGCTGCCGTCTCGGAGACCTGGACCCACGACGCCTGCGGCTGGAGCGCACGCCGATGATGATCGAGTACGCCCGCCGGCTTTTCAACGAGACGTGCGACCCGGAGCACTCGGACTGGAACACGGTGTGGAACGCGGCGGTGAACATCTTCAACCCGTCGCTGGGATTCGCGGAGATGCACCCGCCGCAGTACGACCCCAGCGAGCCGGCGCGTGAACGCATGCTGCGACGGGTGAGAGCCGGCAAGATGCTGAAGGACCCTCAGCGATTCCTGGACCGGATACGCGAGGGACTGTCGGAGAACACCATCATGATGGCGGCATCGGTCAAACCCATCGGCGAGGTCGCTCCGGTCATCTACATGACGGAGGAGAGATACCAGCAGTTCCTGCGCGACGGATACTACAAGACCATCTGGGACACCGGGGCCACCTGGCACACGAAGTACAACGACAACCCGCTGGATGCCCGGGCGTACAATGAGGTCCGGCTGTTCGGCGAGGCGTGCCGACACATGGCGCATGGCGTTCTCTTTGGCGAGGAGGTCATGATACCCTCCGCCGTGCAGCGTCTGCCGGAGATGTACGGCAGCCGTCGCGTGGTGCTGAAGCCGGAGGTTCTGGAGTACGCCTCATTCACGGCGGGGGACAATCAGATGTCGCCCTTCGCCTTCCCTTACAGCGAGAAGAACATCGCGCTGGTGCTGGCGCTGCACTGGGTGGCACACCTGAGCGCCCGCAGCGTCCGCACTGCGGAGGACCGGATGAACAACACCTTCTCCCGCATCATGGGAGATGAACCGTTCCGTTACTTCGAGTTGCAGTTCCATGAGAAGATCACGCCGGCACAGGTTGCATCGTAAACCGAACACCACCATGGACAAGTCATTCACATTCAAGACGGACCTAATGCACTATCTTGTATCGATGGCCGGCTACGTAAGGTACTTCGGCGCGTTCTCCTCGGACGATGAAGTGCTCGACAGGTTATCCTCGGACGATGAAGATACCAGGCTGGCAACCGCACATATCGCAGTCACCGCGTTGCGTATGTTGCAGATGTTAGTATCCGAGCTGCCAACGGAAATAATGCGCGACATCCATGCCAAGATGGATTATAACCAAGCTAAGAACTCCAGCGACACGAACTTCGTGAAAAATGCCGAAGCTAGGAAGAAGCAACTCATGGCCAAGCTCAAGCCGTCCATCCAGAAACTCCAGCACGACCCGAAGAATCCCAAGACCATCGACGGCAAGCTGAAGCCGAAGAAGCGAAAGAAGCTGGCGTACTCGCTGCCCTACTGTGCAAACCTTCACCTCAACTGACATGAGCACAACGACATTGCCAGAAGTACCAGAGGGATTGAAAGTCTGGATGGACATGGGATTCGGCAAGAAGGAGGAACTTCACCCTGACCTGAAGCCGCACATCGTCCGAGATCGCAGGATACCACACATCTCACACCCGCTGATGATTGAGCTGTTCTACTCCCCTGAGATGAACGCCGTCATCAACAAGCGGTACGAGATGAAGTGCGCGATGCTGGAGGATTACATCCAGAAGAAAAACTGGGTCGGAGCCATCGCCTGTCTCATCGAGAAGCCGTTCCGCATCGAGTACATGCTCAAGCACATCAGCGACATCCCGCTCAACGAATGGTGGGAGCTGCTGCATGCGGTCTGGACGTCCGTGGAAAACCTGTGGCAATACAAGTCAGTTCTGCCCATTCTGTTCCGTGGACGACAGACGACCATCACGGAAATGATGACGGACGAAGATGACCGCAAGACCTTCGACGCCCTGCCGGATACGCTGGACATCTACCGGGGTTGCCAGTGGCGGAACCGGCGTGGGTGGAGCTGGACGACCGAGCGGAAGGTCGCCGAGTTCTTCGCCCGCAGATTCCTGAAGAACGGATCGAAGGGTCGGATCGTCACGGCGCTGGTCCGGAAACAGAATGTCCTGTTCTACACCAACTGCCGGCAGGAACGCGAAGTGGTCATTAACCCGATAAACACTGAGAACAAATGCTCAATCTATACCACCTGAAGTTCGCCACCGGGAGCGTGTTAATCCATCCGGACGGTCGGCTGGAGAACGTCTCGCCGAAGAACGGAGAGCAATGGAAGCTCAAAGAAGTCGTCCACCTGCTTGGTGACGACATCGATCAAATCGACGCGAAGGTTCTCTACAACTCCCAGATCGTTTGGAACAATCGGGCCATCCTGAAGCTCGCAGACCACAACGTCGTGGCATCCGATATTGCCGGGAGATCGGTGTGCGGGCCGGCGTTGTTCATTCACCCCAAGCACCGGGCGAATCTGACTGAACAGTCACATCCCGCTTGACCGTGGCGATACCCTGGAGTATGGGTTTCTTCGTGTCAAGACGTGGAAGCAACGCGCAGGTTTTCTGGTCCCGGGTATTCAACTACCCGCCCATCCTGCTGCGCCTGCTCGCCCGCCCGCCGAAGGGAAAGCCCTTTACGACCAGCGAGCTGTCCGCACGCAGCGGGCTTCCACCCGTCACCATCGAAGCCATCAGTCATCAGACGGACTGGACGGGCATCGATGTTCCCACCGCACATGCCTTCATGCGGGCATGCAACACCGACCTGGCTGACCGCAATCACTGCCGGAGAATCTACATGTACTTGAAGACGCAGCCGCGAACTCCGCTGAAACGGTTTTCGTACCTGCGCCGGTCTCCGCAGTGGAAACCGTACTACCTTCCGCTCATCGAGCGGTATGTCGAATACCTGATCAACAATGGAAAATCCAGCACCAACACCACTCTCCGAGGCGATTCGCAAAAGAAGTGAATACCGGAGCGTGAGCGAGCGACAGAGAGCTGCCATTGTGCGCAAGCTGATCCGGATCAAAGACAAGGATGACATGCGCAGGATAGAGATTAACCGCGCTGCATTCTATGAAGAACTGGAGAGGCATGGAATCCCGGTCCATGGTTCACAGTCAACAAGAAGATTCTGGGAAATAGAGGAGAAAAGACGTGAAGCTATTCAAGAAAGAAAACGACTCAAACTACTGGGTGTCCGTTACGTCGGAAAGTGGGCAAGTCCACACGATAAACCTAAACACCACCGACCAGCGGGAAGCGGAGGAAATGCTCAAGCAGGCCCGTGTCGAAACGCTGGAGGAAATGGGGCAGAAGCTCAAGCTGACCAACGAGGTGGTCTCGCTGATTGTCACCGACCGGAACACGACGTGCAGCCAGGCGGTGGAGGATCTGGACAAGTGGCTGACTACGGTGGCGTTGTCGATGAGAACGCACACGAACACCGTGATGATCCTGAGAAAGTGGCTCAAGGATTCTGGACTTAAAGACCAGCCCATCGGCTCCATCACGGAAGCGGACATCAACGGTTACGTCAACGACACCAAGGTGACCATCAAACGCGGCACCCGCGCCCTGCGACTTGCCGCCATCCGCAAGCTGTTCTCCTGGTGCCTGACCAAGCGGATCATCCTGTCCGATCCTTCGCGGCTGGTGTGCGTCAATCACCGGCTGCTCAGCCATGCCCAACTTGAACCCAGGCACAAGAACACGTTCACCGATGCCGAGATTGAGTACATGCTGGGCAAGTCCGGCGGTGCCGAGCCCGCGTATCTGACACCCGGGTTCTTCCGGGCAGCCATCATCCTTGGCCGGGACCTGGCGCTGCGGCTGGGCGACATCTGCAACCTGGAGTGGGCATCGTTCGATACCGCAAAATGCGTGGCAGTTGTCTGGACATCCAAGGGAGGATCGAGAGTTGAGATACCGCTGACCAAGCGCGTGATTGATACCCTGCTCGCACTCAAATCATCCGGAGAAAGATACCTGTTCCCGAATGAGCACAGCATCATCAATGATGTGAACCGTCGCGCTGGAATATCCGTGGCGTTCGGAAGGTTCCTGAAATCCATCGGGCTGGAAGGATACTCGTTCCACTCCCTGCGCGCCACATACGCCACGACGATGGCCAATGCGGGCGCTTCCCTGGCTGACATCGCGAAGGCGCTGGGGCATGCTGGCACAGATGTGACCAAGGTGTACGTCCGCAACCCGGACGCCGCCAAGGTCGATATGCGGTAAACAAAAGAACAAGCACATGAATACAGTAATTGAAGAAATGATCCCCAAGTCACTCAACAGTTTGCGCGAGCCCCGCAAGACGCTCATCATTCCCTTCGAGGTGCGCAATGACGACATCCTTCAAAATGGCGATTACTACGGTATCTGCACCGGGATATTCGATTGCGGAACCCACGACAGCAAGGTCGCGAATGATAGGAAAGTAAGGATGGTCGTGTTCGAGTGGACACTACCGGACGCGCCCGTGATACGGTGCCACGGCTCTCTGGCTGATGGAACCATGCGGACGGTGTATCGCCGGTTCGTCGCCGAGCTGCGTGACCGGACTCCGTTGAGCACGTTCCTCGGCTGCTGGACCGGACGTCGGATCGAGGAGTGCGCTCAATTCGATCTGGCTTCCCTGGCTGGCAGAAGCGCCGTGCTCACCATCGAAGGCTCACCAATCAAGGGCATGCGCAACCGGGTCCTGGAAATCAAGCCGAGCAGCTCGGCATCCTCGGTGTGTCCGCTGCGTGACCTCAAGCTCAGCTACGTGGTCTGGTCCATCACGGATGCGCAGTCGGTCGATGATTTCGGGCATCTCCCGAAAATGGCGCGTGACATGTGCGCGAAATCCTACGAGGCCAAAAGCTTCAACAAAGAGAATCCATGAGCTTCCGATTTCTCAAACCCAGAAGCCGATTCGACCGGTCGCGTGGATTCGCCAACGGGGTATCACCACAATCCCATGACACAGGAACAGGAAACACGGGAGGCGTTCCAGTGGATTCTGCGGGCAGCCATGATGGGAACACTGAACAGAAAAAAAGTGATGGAGTTGTGGCCCCGTCTTACACCGGAGCTGAGAGCAGCTCTGCTGGGGGCGGCTGCGGCAATGAAGAAACGCCGGCAGCAGGCTGATGCACGGTGACATTGCCGGCGACATTCATCGACAGCGGGGCGAACCCGGGTTTGCGCCTGGCCTCGCCCTGCTTCGATGACGCTGCCTTGGCTGCCTCGACGCTCACCTGAATCTTCCACGCCTGGAGCATCCGGTCGAAGGTCTGGTTGATGCAGTTGGCAATGCGGCTGAAGTCCTCGCGGCGCACGGCTTCAAGCTCTGCGTTACCAGCATCCTTTGCTTCCTTGATCTCGCCGATGAGAACCTTCTGGTACTCCATGAGCCGGAAGTAGGACGCCGCCAGTCCTCCGTAGGCGCAATGCCGGATCGAGTTGAAGTGATCGATGCCGAGCCGGTAGAATCCCATGACCTCGCCGAGCTGTCGCGAGGTGACTCCGGCTCCGACCACCGCCAGCGCCACACTGCGTTCGTCTTCGCGCATCATCTGCGCCCGGTTCATGGCCTCGCCAAAGAGCGGCGCTGGCAATGGAGGACCCTTGACGGTCTCCTCCTGTGATGGCTGGCTGCACTCCCCGTAACTTTGAAGCTCCGGATTCTCCTCGATCTCGCGACGAAGCGTGCCCTCCGAAATTCCCAGAAGCTTGGCGGCGTCGTAGGTGGAACCTCCGGTTTGTTCCAGTGCGATGTGGAATCGCTTCCTTTGAGCGACAGTCATGCTCTCCCCTTGGTGTTACCCTGAGTTCAGGGTGATGCAGTGATTCCCCTGAATCCCATGGACCCGAACCCCGAACCACCGAAGCTTGTCGTAATGCCAGACGGCTTCTTCCGCTCGGTCCCGTAGAACGGCTTGATGCCTTCTCCGCCACGCTTGGACGGAATCTGGGCAGCGTACGAGTTGAAGTTGCGGATGGCCTTTGCCACTTCAGGGGCATCGTTCCCGAGTTCACGGAGCAACCGCTGATACTCGGCTGTGCTCGGAGACTTTCCGAAGACGTTCCTGAGCGGGTGGATTCGCTGCAACGCCTCAGCCACGTCGGCAACGGGATCGGCCTGATAGTCCTTCTTCTTCTTGGCCATGTTCGTGGCTGCTTCACGGGCCTTGGCATAGGCATCACGGAAACCAGCCATGTCATCGCCGTAGGCTGCCAGTTCCATCTGCCTGATCCATGGCTTCATCGGATTGGGGATGGCCTTGATTCCCCGGGGAACTGCCACGTCGAGTTCCAGCGCCCGTCCCGCAGCGCGAAGCTGGTTGTTGACGTTGATGCGCCGGATGATGCGTCGCTCCGTGGGGGACATCTCCAGCAGGTTGTTCACCGCATCGAAGTTCTGGAGATACCCCGAACCTCCGAGAGATGTTGCCACCTGCCGCCACGTTGAGGCCCAGGTCGTCGTTCCGCCCTGTTGAACGGCGGCTCCGAGTGTCCTGGCTAGATTCATCATGGAGTTGAGCGCGAACACGCGGCTGTCCACCGAGAATTCCCGCTGGGTGGAAACCTGGAAGATGCTGGAAGTGGCATCTCCTGCGATGCCCAGCGTTCCGACCCGGTTCAGGTTGTCGAGCAGCGCCCACGGCAGGCTCGCGTCGGCCTTGAGTGCCAGCACATTGGGCTTCTTCCCGACGATCTCCTCCTCGTACCAGTCACGCAGTAGGGCATAGGTCAGCGCTGCGGGAAGGACGCCCAGACTCCACACAAGGAGAGATTGGCGGAACGCATCAGCCGTGGCCCGCCCCTTTGGATCGCGCAAGGATTTCGCGACATCCGCCATGCGGTAGATCGACCAGCCGACGAGCGGGGAACTCATCCTCCCAATCGGACTGTTCAGCGACCACGCTGGCCTGGTCAGAATGCCGGTGTTGTTCAGGATTTCGCTCTGGGCCAGCGACATGATCGACATCTCCTGTTCCTTCGTGAACGGCTCAAGTCCGAGCGCCAGCCGGCGACCGCACTCCTCCAACTGGATGCCGTTCTTCTGGAGCAACTCGTTGAGCGCATTGAACTGATCGTTCGTCGAGAACCCTCCCAGCCTGGAGCTGACCATCTCCATGTCCTTGGCCGTGAGCTTGAATGACGGATCGGTGGCAGCGGCCGGGTTCGCCTTCATGAAGACGCCGGCCATGCGCGCCGCCTCGCAAATGGTGTTGTGCCAGGAGCGGGCAACGGCACGGTGCATCCACAAATTGATCTGCGTGAAGATTGCCCATGGCTTGAAGGTGGCGGCGGCCACTTCCATCGACTTGGCCCTGCCAATGCCGACATCCAGCCCGGCGCGCATCCCGGCAGCCGCCGTGGCGGTGAGCTTGCGCAGGGCTCCCTTGGACATCCCCGAAACCGCGCTTCCAGTTCCAGCCGCCTTCTGCGTGCGCTGGTACTCCTGCCACAATCCTGCGAAGGTTTGTTCGTCACCCAGGAATTCCTTGAAGCGCACGGCGTAGGACTTGATCCATGTTTCGTTCACCATGGCGTCCGGGTCCAGCAACCCCGATTCATTCAGCAGGCGTGTCTGGTCGGCGTACTCCTTGTTGACGTGGATGCTCATGCCGAAAGCCTGCATCAGCGTCGCCCAGACTTCGTTGACGAATCCCTTGTAGTTCCCGAAGACCATGTCCCGCGAAAGCTTCGAGAATCCAAACTTGCGCAAGGGCGAGTCCACCATCGAGATCGTATCCGTGAATGCGGTTGAAGCACCCTGCACGGTGTAGCCCGCGATCAGGCCGAGCAACTTCATCCCGGCGCGAAGGTCCTGCGGTACGCCGTTCTGGGTCTTCAGGAGATTCTTCAAGTCCCTTTCCAGGGTCTCCACCCGCACCAGATTGTCGCGAGCAGCATCGATGATCTTGGCCTGTTCCTTGCCACCCAGAAGACGGATACGCTCGGCTTCACTGGTCGAATCCATCTTTGCCCTGTCGGACTTGTCGATCATGTTCCTGAGCTGCGCCTTGGCGGCATTGAACGAGTTGACCAAGGATTCGGAGTCTCGCCCAAAGGCCGATTGCTGGGCCATCATGCGGCCATAGCGCACGTTCTCCTTCTCGCCATAGTGAAGGTAGCTCAACCAGGCGGCGGGGAAATCCTCCCCTTCGCGGGCATCCATGAACGAGCGCCCCATGGTGTCACTTTCATCGAGCTGGCTGGACTTCACCAGCTCCGTCGTCGCGTAGATGATGCCGTAGTATTTCTGGAATGTGCCCAGCGTCTGCGCGACGAATTCAGCCTTGGCCACGGCGTCGGCATTATTTCCTCCTTCAAGCGTATAGAGTCTTTCTGTGAACCAGAGCATGTCGCCATTATGATTTGCGACTGCCTCGTCGAAAGCAGCGATGACATTGGCTCGTTCGGCCTTGTCCAGACGACCGCTCTCCTCCTTGACTCCAAAGAAGTTCGAGGTTCCCTCCTTGTAGCAAAGCTCCCCGGCGAAGTCCCGAACCACGGTGTCCGGGAACCGCTCCTTGACAATGGCCTGGAGTCGCGCCCGGTCCTTGGAATACAGGGATTCGACCAGCTCGCCACGAAGCGATGACTGATTCTCGAATCCGGGCATGTCCGGCGCAATGGGCTTCTTCCAGCCGGCCTTTACCATGTCGTCGGTGACCACCCGAAACGCCAGACCGCTGAGTCCACGACTCATGGCGTGCGGTGTGGCACCCACGGGATCGCGAAAGACGTAGCGGTTCTTGCCAATGGACTCGGCGATCCTGAGTCCGACGGCGGGCATCTTCTTCCGCACTGTGATGTCGCTGCACTCGAATGCCTTCTCGAAGAATGCCTGCAATCCGTCGCGCACCTCGGGTTTCTTGGCAATGGGTTCACGCCCGTCAGCCAGCCATTCGATGGCCGCCTTGGCTGATACCCTGTTCTGCTGTTGTGGAGTCAACTTGGGATCGATCAAATCCTGGCGCATCTCCAGGTAGTTGAGAGCCCGGTCGTAGAAGCGGACGTTGAAATCCTCCAGGTTCGTGATGCCGATGGCCTGCCTGACTTCCCGCTTCAACTTGTCGTATTCCAGAAACTCCCGCTGGTACTTGTCGCGGATCAAGCGGTCGTGCTTCGCGTTGTAGTCACGGCACATGACCGCGATGTTCCGGCAGTGGGCCATTCCGGTCCAATCCAGCTTGGTCGCGATGTCCCCGAGCAGTCCGATGATCCAGCCCAGCGGACCACGGCGAATGTGATAGTCAGCCTGATCGGCATGGACCCGCGTCAGACGGTCGGCCTGGCGCTGGAGACGCCGGTACATCGCGGAGCCGGCCTTGTCAGGATTGGCATCCAACCATGCCTTGATTTTGAAGATGTCCTCCTGAACAGCCTTGCCGTCATACTCGTCGCCGAGCTTCAGCTTCTTGTAATCCGGATTGGCCTTGGTTGGACTGCCGAAATCCCATTCCTTGGCGTTCTTGTCGGGAGGAACGAAGTAACCGACACCGTGATATGCTGACCACTGGGCACCGCCAATACCGTATTCCATTCCGAGTTCATTCTCCAGGCGGTTCAGGTCGCGGTAGATGACCGGGATGATGGTATCGTAGAACTCCCGGACTTCAGTGTAACGCTTCGTCAGGTCAGCGAATTCCTTCGTCCTGGCCCTGGACTTGCGCAGATTCTGGAGCACGCGCTGGCCCTGAGCCCCGAGCCGCGTGAGCTTTGAGAGCGACGCTACAGCACGGTCAAACGCGTCCGGTCGATCTTCCACCGCAAGCTTGATGATGTCGTTCAGGAGACCGCGTTCCTGGCCGGCTTTCAGCGTGGAAAGCAAGTCCATGAGCAGCGGCCTGTTCCTCGCGAACATGATGGCAACCGCCAGCTTGGCCGGGTCCGTGGCGAGCATGTTCAGATCCGGGTCCGTCGAAGTGGTGACCGCGTTCTGAACATCGACAATGGTTGGTCCACCGGATTTTCCAACCTGCGAGAAATCGACTCCGGTGTTCGCCAGGGCCACGATGGAGTTCACGGACTGGTCGATGTTACCCTGCATCGCACGCAGGGCATCCCGGGTATCCGCATTGGGATTGCCGAGCTTCAATGCTGTGCCGATGGCGATGGCTCCGGTATCCTCCTTGCCTTCGAGCGCCCGGCGCATGTCGCGAAGAAGAAACCGCTTCGTTGTGCGCAGGTCGTCGTAGGCTCTGAGGGATTCAGCCTCGTCTTTCTGAAGTTCCGTGAGCTTGGCGGCATTCTCGGTATCACGCAGGAACGATTCAGCCACGCGGTTGTGCTTCCGCAGCCGGCTCTCGAATTTCTTCTTGATGATGTAGCTGTCGCGCATCGCCTTCTGCCGCTCACCGTCTGGCAGATCAGCGATGGACGTTGCATTGCTGACCTGCGGTGCCAGGGCTGTGCCGACTGCATCGTGAATCGCCAGCCGGGCTTGTTCCGTGCTGCGAAGCGAGGTGCCAACGATCTCGCTGACGATGCCCTTCATGAAATCGCTGGCCGTGGCCACACCCTTGCCGAGCGTATTCCAGGCCCGCATCCACGATTGGATGGCGTCGTCCACATCGTTTACCGTGGCCATGGTCCGGCGGGCTTCGGCGACAGCGATACCAGTCGTGGATGTCTCGACGGAGATGTCGTGCTTGTTCTTGAACTGACCCTCGACGACCATGTACGAGATGTCCTCATCCTCGTTGGCTTTGTTGGCTGCATTGCCGCGCTTCTGAGGCATCTTCATCTGCATCGAGAAGTCGGCGTCCAGATAGGCCGTCTGCCCGTTGTAGCCGATGATCAGGAACTCCAGGGCTTCGAGCGCTGGCTCCAGAAGGTTCCGCTGAACCACAGCTTCGCGCTGCTCCTCGTTCCTCAGCGATTCGCGGGTGATTCCAGCGGAGGCCAGCAGCTTGGTGATGCCGATGAGCTTCATCTGCTCGCTGGCGATGAGCGAAGCCACGGCGCGCTTGAAGGACTGCCAGAGGCTGAGGCGCTCGGGCTTCGTCACCTTGAGCTGCGGGATGGCCGACACCCTGAACCTACCCATCGTCTGGTTCAGTTTGACCTGGAACCCGGAGTCGGTCATGGCGGCGGCCACGAACTCGTTCAGGCGCTTCGCCGCCGAGGAATTCATGTCCTGCCACCTGATTCCGGACTGCTCCGCCTGCAACGAAATCAGTTCGAGCTGTTCGATGACCCTGATTTGAGCCGGAGTCAGCGAGTTGCGATCCGTGTGGAATCTTCGGATCAGCCGGCTCAGCAATCCGTGGACGAACTCGTGCGTCACCGTCTGGGCCATGCTGTAACCGTCCTGCTGGTGGGCCAGATTGATGAGGACCTCGTTTTCCGATGAGTTGTAACGGCCATGGACTGCCTCGTCGCGGGTCTCTCCAGTCTCGGGGTTCACCACGACTGTGCGAGCGAGCGTCGGATCGTCCACCACCCGGATGGTGACGCCGGTCAGCTCGACCATGCTGGCCAGCAAATCCGCCACCCGGGCCTGGGCTTCACCACCGCCACGGTCGCTGCTGCGGAAGAATGAGGCGGCCCACTTCAGCGCCACTGTGGGCGTCTCCAGGAGTTTCTGCGCCGCCTTCAGGCTCATGACGCCGCGAACCCCACGCGCCGCCGTGGCCTGCTTGCTGTCACGCGCCGCCGCCCGGGAGATGTTTCTCCGGATGTTCTGCGGGGTATCGACCAACGACCGGCTGTAGTCTGGACGGCTGTCGTCCTCATCCTGATCCGGCTCCTCGTCGTCGTGGGACTGGTTCTCCTCCTTGATCTTCTCAGCTCTGATGGAAATAGCGTTCGTCAGCAATTCCACGTGGTCCAGGGTTTTTGCTGCCCTGACCTGGGTGATGATGGAGTCGGCCTGTTCCCGGGTGAAGGTCTCGGATTCAACGTGAGATTCAACCAGCTCGACGGTGCTGTTGATCGAAGCGATAAGCGCTGCTCTGGACTCATCAATCCGAATGGACCCGACAATCTCGTTGAGTTGCTCGATGCTCTCAGCATTGTCGATCTTCTCAATGGCTGCATCAGCTTCCTCCCGGGTGAGCATGTTCTCCCGTGCCTGACCACGGACGAACTCGGTGGCTTTGCGACTGGCTTCGGCGAAAGCTTTTGGCGACTCTACGCCAGCCCCTTCGCCACCTGCGCCGGCCTGACCTGGCGCGGCTTCTTCTGTCCCCGCTTGCGCGCCTTGTCCAGGAACTCCGCCACCCCTGCCGCCACCAGGAGCATTTTGCCAAAGGCCGCCGGGCTTTCCCTCGACCACTTTGCCAGTTGGTGCTTCGAGTCTGATTTCATCGTTGATGACCCTCCGTACCTCCGCTCGGAAGTTGTTGAATGCCTTTTCGTTGTCGTAAATCTTGCGATACAGTTCCTCGATATGCGCCGCGAGAGCGTCCTGGTCCCGCTTGCTGGTTCCGGACTGCGCCAGCTTTTCCGTGACGAGCTTTCCGAAGAACGCGTTGACGGCATCAGCAAACGTGGCTTTCGGATTGGCATCGAAGTAGCGAATCAGTTGACTCGCCACGTCCATGTGATTTCCAATCCATTCACCGGCGCGCTGCACCAGCGCCTTCATCTCCTCCTCGGAGCGCTCGGCTTTGGACTTCTTCCGCTCCTCTTTCGCAGCGGCGACTTCGCTGGGTGTCGGAGCTTCGGACTCGACCGACTCCATGCCGGCCGCACCCGTGGGTTTCCCCATCACATTGGCCTCAGCCCATGCCTGCAACGCCGGAGATTCTCCGCCAATAGCCGCCGCTTCTGCTGGTGCCGACGTGGCTGCTGCCTTGTTTGCAGCGAAGTCGGCCACGAATCTGGCCTGGGTCTCGTTGGCTTCGGACTGCTGGGTTCGAGCCTCGGTTCCGATGGCCTCGTTGTAGGCGGCCCGATCCGCGAAACGAACGGCCACGGTGACCCGGGGAGTCATCATCGCCATGGACGCAATCGGGCGATACCCTGCTTTCAGGAGCGTGTCGATGCCGACATTCCCACCCTCGATGTCGCCCTTCTTCGTGCGGTCCGTCGATCCAATGGTGAAGCGCCACGCCTGGTTTGCGGTTGCCTTCTTTCCTTCTGATCTTGGCTGGGATTGGTCCTTCCCTGCCAGAACGGATACGCTGCCGTCGGGAGATTGCCAGGCCACGAGGCGCTTGGTAAGCTTGCGATTGGCTCCAACGCGTGACCCGACCAGAAGTTCGTCTCCGAGCTTTCTGGCCGCCGCCTCACGGGCTTCGTCGGTTGCGGCCCGCTCGTATTCCAGCAGTGCGTTGGTTGCCGCTTCACCACCTGAGCCATTCAGCTCGAAGTATCCAGCCGGTGGCGGGGTATCACCCTTCTTCTGCGGGTTGTAGTTGATCGCGTAAGGGTTGACCAACTGGTCCGGAGTCAGCGGCTCCTTGCCTCTTGGATCAATCGTGCCGGACTTCTCACTCAGACGCCTGAGCCGGTTGTCAGCGCTGATGCTTTCGCCTCGAACCCGGTTCGCCCACGAGATGAGCAGTCCACGGTTCAGCGTCTTGGCCTTCTTGTGTGCGAGCAGCTCCTTTACACCAGCGGCTTGAGTGGCCCCGGTCTTGGTGTCGTCCAGTTCTCCGAGGGCGATGACCTCATCCGCCGTGAGCAGATCAACCGGCTTGTCCGGCATCGTCTGCATGGCGGTGTCAACGCGCTGGATGGCTGAACGCAAGACCGCCTCCATCCCGGCGTATCGCCGCGACAGGTCCGTCATTCCAGCGGCCTGTCCTGCCACGAACTCGCGGCTGTCCTCTCCGGTGTTCGTCGTGTGCAGTTCGGCGATCTTCTCGCCGATGCGCTTTTGATTCGCGTCCTGCTTGGCGACTTCAGGTGCCGGTTCCGGAGCGGGAGCTTCTGGAGCTGGTGCCTCTGTAGCCGGCGGGGCGGTCGCCGCTGTGGCAGCCCCTGCGGCAGCCGTATCTGGAGCCGGTGTTACCTTGCCTTCTTCTTGCGCTGGTGCTTCTTGACCCACTGCGGCAGGTTCTTCGGCACCCCGTACTTCTTGGCCCACCGCTTGGCCAGGGCCGGCTCCTGGCTGAACAGGTATCGTTGCTGCGCCTTCGACTGGAATGGCATTTGGTGCTCCTGTGGTTGTTGGTACTGCGGGTTCTGGTTCGGTTGTGACTTTGGTCGCCTCCACTGCCGGCGTCTCCACCTTGGTGGCTTCAACTGCTGGAATGGTGACTGTGGTGGCGGTGACTGGAGTTCCAGGCTCAGGCTTCGGCTCCGGCTTCTCGGATACCACCTTCAATGCCTCGACGAGCTTGCCCTCGTAAAGCCGGCGGGCGTCCGGTTCGAGCTTGGACACCTCGACGGCGACGGAGTCCTCACCGCCTGATACCCTGCGAGCCACGAGGTCGTTGAGACCCTTCTCGTCGATGTTGTATTGCTGGGCGGCAACCTCGGTCTTCAGCGCCTCAGCTTCTTCCTGGGCTGCGACTTCGGCTTCGGTTGCTGGGGGAGGCGGAGGCGTCTCACCCCGGATTCCTGTAGGCGGCGGTGGTCCAGGAGGTGCCTTCTCCTTCCCGATGATTTCCTTGGCATCTTCCAGCGGGATCGTTGCGTCCTTCTCGACCGCACCGGGAGCACGCCTTCTCCTGCCGCGACTGATGGCCTGGGTCAACGCGGATACCAGCGCGCCGGTGACGGCTCCAGCCCCGGATTCACGCGCCAGGGTATCGAACATCTTCCGGTCCGGGTCATACTTCAGAATCTCGGCGGCGATGGTATCCGCTGCTGCCGATTGACCAAATTCCTGGAAGCCCTCCTCGAAGGTTTCCTTGCTGGTTTCGAGTAGCGCCCTGACCAAAGTTTGTTTGGCCGATGGCGCTATACCAGAAAGCCGCTCGACGAACCTGGCAATGGGAACAGCTTCCGAAAGTCCAACACCGGCGTTGAGCACACCTGACTTGAACGCCGTCTCGAAATCCGCACCACGCGAAGTGGCATCGTTGAATCCCTGAGAGAACCCGGAAGCGAATCCGGACACGGCAGTTCCAAGCCTCGCCGCTCCGGCTGCCGTCTTGGCAACTCCAGCCGCCTTGCCGATTGCGCCCAACCCGGCACCACCGGCACCGTAAACGCCCATGCTGCCAAGCCCGGATGGAACGTCCTCAAGCATGAATGACTGCCTGAGCACCGCCTCCTTCTCCTTGTCGATTTCAGGTCTGACGTATTCCGCCGCCGCCTCGACAGCTTTTCGTGCCGGGATGTCCGGACGGAAGTATTCCCCGGTCAGTGCGGATAGTGCGGTTGCCGGGAACTCGACGCCGATCTCACCAGCCGTGCGGACAACGCTCGAACCCAGCGCTCCGGCGGCGTGCTTCAACTTCTCACCGGTGCTGATTGTCGACCAGGTCTTCTCGTCACGGATGCGCTTCACATCCGCTGCCCAATCCGGATACAACTCCTCCAGATTCTGCCCTTGCTGCGCGTATATCGGCGCGGCGTCGGCGTACTTCAGCGTGATCTCATCCTCGGGAAGATTCGCCTGATCCGGAAACTTGGTCCGGAAGAAATTGACGAGTTGGTTGGGCATGTCACCTCACGATTGGGGGCATGGCGGCTGAATATCTAAGCATCGGGTTCTGGGCCAGGAGCTTCTGGTTCTCGGCGAAAAGCAGATTCTGATACGCTTCCTCCTCGACCGGACTTCTCCAGTCGTATCCCCGGCGTGGCAGGTAATCGAACACTGCCTTCTTGGCACCCTGCCATGGAGCACCAATGAGGCCGGTGGCAGTTTCGATTCCTCCAAACGCCGCCTGAACTGGAGCCGTTACCATCTGAGCAGCGTCGATGTCCCTCAACCTGCCTCCGAATCCGGCGGCCAGCAGATTGTTCACTGGTTTTCCGACGGACTCTATCACGGAGCTGTATGCTCCCGACCCAAGATTTTGTCCACCCGAAGCCAGCGCTGGAGTCTTTGCCGCTCCGCTCATGAAGTCGCGCCCAAGACTGACGGCACCAGCGCCAAGTCCAGAGAACAGTCCCTCCATCTGATATGGATCGACATTCTCTGGCGTCGTAATCTGCGAGTATTTACCGGGCTCGGGAAGTTCCGCCGGAAGCCCCCCTGGAGCTGTGGTTGCCGGGATTCCGGTTGCATCTCCAACACCCGGCATTCCCACTGGAGCCTGGGGAGTTCTGACTCCCTTAATGATGTCGCCGTATTCGTATCGGAGAACCTGTCCGAACAGCGGGTCCTGGAAGATGGCGTCGCGCCGGGCATCGAGCTGTCTCACCAGCGCCGGAACATTGTCTATTGAGTTGCGGTAGTTCTGCATGTCCTGGGCATTGAGCGAGTATCCCAGTTTCTCAGCGTTGCTGGTCAGTGCGTTGAACTGAGTCAGCATCTGATCCATGATGTCCGACTGGGCCATCTGGTCCATGTCGCCGCCGAACGCTGTTGCGAGATCGCCTTTGGCCAGCGCCTCCAACCGCTCATCGACACCCTTGGGATCGTACTTGGCGAGGATCAACTTCGTCTGCGGCAGGGTTGCCAGCGACGCCCACAGGGCATTGGCTTCATCCTGGCTCATCGACTTTCCGACAGCTCCAGCCGGAGAAGCCTGGTGCATCAGTGCGTCACGCTGCCTGGCGAGACTTTCCAGTTCGGACCTGGCGGAGGCGTAGTAAGGGCTTGCCTTGGCGCGAATCACCCGCTGGTCCAACTCCCCGAACTGAAGGTCCATGGCCCTCGCCTGCTTCGCCTTCGCAATCTCGACGGCCTTGTCCCGGCGCGGAAGATCCTTCGATACCCCGTACAGGTCCGCGTCACGGTCCAGCTCGTTGTCGGTCTTGGCGTTGGCCTCCGCAATGAACTCGTCCAACTTGCGCTTGGATGCCTCGGTTTCCCGGCGCGTCGTCTGCGCGTATTGAGCCTCGTTGATCCTGGACTGAAGTTCCGCCTCGGTGAGATTCGGGTCGATGGCGGTTCCGGGAGGGAGGAATCCCGCGAGCGTCACCCGCGCCTGGCGTAGGCGCTCCTCGGCGGTGTCCTCCTTCCTTTCGCGACGCCGGCGTTCGTCCAGGGCAGACTGATACCGACGGGTATCCTCAACATCCGTTAGCGCTTCAGCCCGTCGGCGCGCAGACACGGCATCTTCGCGGGCGACAT